CATCCAACGACCGTTTGAGTCGGTGTCAAGGTTAAACACACCAGCGGTAACTGTACCTGCTTGTGCACCTGGTTTAGCAACTTGATAGATTGTGCGGATAACTTCACGGTTGATCTCAGCAAGAATTTCTGTAGAAAGAATGTTGCTTAGTTCGCCTTCAGCGTCAAGACCATGAACTGATTTCAAGTCTTGTGCCAATTCGATAGAGTATTCTGCCTTCAAAGCACGAGTCTTTGCAGTAACAGAACGCTTTTCGATGCTGAATGCCATTTGTTGCATTGTAGTACCACCACCGAAATCTTCACCAGTGGAAGTAGAAACGCCAACACCAGTTGCGACGTTACCAGCCATTGGAGTGCCAGAGTTTGCAGTAGAGTCACCAGAGAAACCAGCGTTTACTTCGTTGAACAACGCTTCAGTACCACCTTGGCTGGTGTAACGTGATTTCATTGCGAAGATCAAACCAGTTGGTTGAGTCATTGGTTGTACACCAGCAACATCATAAGCGATAAGTTGTGGCATTGCACGACGAACCAAGCTGATCAATACTGGATCAAACTTAGCGATACCGCCAGTGTCAGCATAAGAACCAACAGCGTTAGCTGGAGCAGTTTCGTTAAGAGCACTTAATTGCTCGCTATACTGCATTTGCTCACGTTCTTGGTTTTCTAATAGAACAGCAGTAACTTCTTTACGATACTGGTCTTTAATTGGGGCAGAACCTTCGTGTTCTAGGATTGGTGCCCATTTTTTAACTAAATCTTTGCGATCCATTTTGGATTCCTTTATTTGTTGAGTGCGGATAGATATTTTGCCATGACAGGATCCATAGCTTGTTGCTTTGTTTCTGTCAAGACTTCTACTGGAGCATCAGTTACTACTGATTTAACTTCAGTTAACTGTTTAGCGCTGAAATAACTTTCACGAATAGTTTTCATTTTTGTTTCGAAAGAATCAGAATCTTCAAAAGCGATTTCATTTGCCAATGTCAAAAACTTTTCAGTTTCTGTATCAGTCAAACCTTCGCTGATAGACTTAACGATTTCTGCACGTTTTGCTTCTGAAAGAGTTTTTGTCAACTCAACATTAGCTTCAACTTGCTCATCAAGTTTAGATTTTAATTCATCAATAGTATTTTCCATCTCACCAAGAACATCGAAACGCTCTTCTGGGATATCAATATAATGTTCTTCGAATAGACCTTTCAGTCCATTAATGAAACCTTCGATAATCTCTGATTTCATGCCTTGCTCTAGGGCGATTTCATTCTGTGCAATCCACTGCTCGGCAATATAGCCAAGGTATCCATCAACTTGTTCAACAATTCCCTGTGTATTCTGCTCAACTTGCTCAGCAAGTTTTGCTTCGAATTCTTCTTCAATACGTGCAACTTCAGCAGTAACACGTGACATAACAGCAGCTTCAAAAATTGTAGCTGCTTTATTCTTAAATTCTTCTGTCAATTCTTCGCCATTTAACATAGCGTCAATGTCTACTTGTAGACTTTCAAAAGCAACATGTTCTTTACCTTTGGAATTTTGTCCAACGATAGCATTTTTTGATTTAGTGATTGGTTTCTGATCGCCAGCATTAGCATTTTGTGTTGCACGATTTGCTTGCTTTGATGTAGCATTTGCTGCATCATCTTCATGAGTTACGTTATTACGCTCAACATCTGGATTTGGTGTTTCACCGCCATTTGGTACGCTGTTAGTAGCAGTACGCATGACAGATTGGTCGCCATTAGATCCACTTGGTTTAGCAGAATTGCTACCACCTTCTTTGCCTGCAACTTTAAATTCGTCTAATTGTTGTTTCTTAGACTCTGCTAAAATTTCAGCGATTTTTTGTTCGATTGACATTTAGTTCTCCTAACTGGATAGTTCTGTTATTTATTTATTATTTATCTGATTTTACTCAGGAAGTGTTGGAAAGCCTTCACCTTTGCTTCTTGAAGATCTCTAGAAGCAGTTCTTCTAATAAGAGATTTAACCTCTTCAATATTTTGTTCCACAAACTTTCCATCAACAAAAACCCACTCTTTGTTCTCCATAATGCCACGAACATATGCGTCTGGTGCTGATGGATCTGCCACAATATCTGCAGCAGTAGATAACATAAAGTCATCTTGAACAATCTGAACTCCCTCATTATTTGATTTGAGAGAACCCATAGCTCTACTTGAAACACCAAGGTTTGCACCGCCTTCTAAAAGACCTCTAGCAATTAAACCATTTGGAGTTTCTAAAATCTTTGCTCTGCCAATCCAATTAGTGCCTTCTTTACGAAGGTCAGTAATCATATGTGATACCAAATGTAAGTTAATACCTGGACCATCTGGATGACCGAGTTCACCATAAGCACGATTGTTTTGAACTTGTTCTTTCAAATAACGACCGACTTCTTTGTCCATTGTACTTTCTTTGTACATACGACCATTACGATTTACAATTTCTGATTGAAGAAAAACACCTTCAATGAAGTATTGTTTTGGTTTTCCTAAACCTTTATCTTCAACGATAAATTTAGTATCTTGAACGTCTTCTCTGATTAGTTTCATATTAGCTTCCTACGGCAGCTTGGTTATCTTTAGCACCAAAATTGGCAGTTTCAACTGTTGTATCCCAACCAGCAATTTTACGAAGAGTGATATAACCAGTTACACCACCACCAGTAATAGAAAATTGAAGATCACCAGTTGAATTTGTTGAATCAGAAAAACCATTTGATGTTAAATCAATATCAATAACAGCGGATGGCGAACCATAAAATATTGGTTGCCAAGTAGTTCCACCAGCACCAACACCATCTCTTCTATTAATAGTTAAATTTGATGCTGATAATCCAGAACACATAATACGAACGATTCTAACTACTGGATTATCAGAATTTCTTGCTTGTGTACCAGCAGTTAATCCTGCAATTGAAATTGTACCAGTATCGTTTGCAACACCTTGAAACTTAATAATAGTTTCTTGGTTGGTGTTTCTAAGTACACTTGAAGTGAATGCCATATCTTATTCCTCTATTTGTTCAAGTACATGAATAAAGTTCTCTTTTGACTCTCTCATGTACTCGATGATATCTGTTTGGTTAGACAATAAATTATTTAGGCGACTTTGCGTTTGCAGATTAATTGCAACAATAGAGTCATCGGCTAACACGTAATGTAATTTACCTTCAACAATTCTATCAAGTTTATTCAGAGCACGAATGTCTTGAACAACTGGGTCTACACTAAACATATTGGAAGAAGCAAGTTTAATATATGTTTCGATTAGTGTATATGTAACTTTAACATCGTGGTATTCTTTAATAATACTAGCGACCTTTTCGTCTGATAATTCTTCGTATGATTCTTTTGATACTTGTTCTTCTAATTTTTGTGAAATGTATTCTTGTTTAATAGAGTATCTTGCTTCTTCCAAACTCTTATATTCTGTTTCTTTACCATCAACTAAAATCTTATTCTCTATTGTTTTTTCAATTAGATGTAAGTAAGATCTAATGCTTTCAACAACATTAGATTTTTTTAAAGATTTTGTTAACGTATGATAATACATTACTGTTCTTCTGTTTCAATTTCAGTAGAAGAATCTTCAATAGAAAGATCTTGATCTACTTCTTGTTCTGGAGTTTTAAACATATTCTGCGATATAGTTTGACGCATATCATCTAAACGAGCAGAAATTTTCTCTGCCATTGCTGCTTGGAAAGCAGCTTCTGTTGCAATGGCATCTTTAGCCTGTATTGCAGCCACTAAGTCATTTACTGTATCATTCATTTATTCACTCCTTGATTTGTTGGGGTTGGTGCTACTTGATCAGTAGATGTTTCTACTGCAGCTGGTGCATTGGCTTGTAGGAAATTCTGTTGAGCAGCCTGAGAAGCTGCAGCCAGAGTACCATCCAATTCAGCATGCTGCATTTGCAAATCACCATCATTTTTCATTTGTTTATTTATTTCATCAATCTCTTCTTGGTTCATTTGTAAGATGTTCTTACGAACCCAATCCATAGAATAAAACTTACCGATATATGGATCAACTAATTGAAGAGTGGTCAATCTAGCATTAAGAATTTCATTGTCTTTAAATTCTGCATAGTGATTGTCTTCAACGAAGTCGTATCTGATTTCAGTTTTTAATTCATCCCATTCATCTGGACGAATAATATTCTTTGCTACTAACTGAACAAATAATGCATCAGTGAATAGGTTAGAAAACTTCTTACGTAATCTTGCAACAAACTTATGAAACTTAATCTCATCACGATTAATTTCAGTTGAACGACCAATAGAGAATCCTGCTTGTTCTTGTAAACGACCAATAGGTACATTCAATGCATGGAATAATTTGTTCTGGAAATATTCAATATCTTGAATATCACCTAAATTCTGACCACCTGGAAGTGTAGTAATCTCAGTGCCTTTACCACCTTCACGTCGTGGCATCCAGAAATCTTCCATCATTGACAAATGTTTACGATCATCTCTCACTTCACCAGTAGTTGCATCATAAACAATCTTGTTACGGAATTTGTTCATAATGTCTGTAACATACTGTTCAGCTTTAATTTTTGGTAAGTTACCAACGTCAATGTAGAAAATTCTACGCTCAGGTGCTCGACTAATGCGATAAATGACCAAAGAGTCTTCGATCATTTTTAATTGATTAACTGGTTTAATTGCCTTATGGAGATAAGACATCATCATACCAGTGTTAGCGTCTAGGTAACCTGATGGTACATAAACGACTGAATCTATGGATAATTTAATACCCTGTGTAGTACTTTCTGTAATACCTTTGTCATTATACAGATAGTATTCTTCAACAGATTTAATCACTTCAACACCTTGTGGTGTTTTTTCTTTCTTTACATTTTTGATACGACGAATTTTGCGAGGATCAATATAACGTAATTCTTGAATCCCTGCTTTTAAATTCTTTTCATCTATTAAAATATGAAAATATAAACGTCCATCGATATACCATGAACGGAACATATCATGTCCACGATCTTCAAACTTTAATACATGTAAAATTTTATTAAATTCTTCACGAATTTTTTTCTTAATGCTTTCAGAAACTTCAACATCATCTAGATTAATCGCCACACACTTGTTGTTTTCATCAACAACAATCGCTTCATTTATAATATCTTCGATTGCCATATCGCAATCGCTGTATTGAGAAGCCTCTCTATAACGACGAATGAGGTCGTTTTCATTTTTAACGACCCCTTCTAAATCCATAACCATGCCATAATGCCCACCAGCATTAACGCCAGTGTTTATTACGGTGGATCCATCGGCAGGACTTGGAGGAATTACACTTCCAAGTGCCTGCTCTTTTTTACGAGTTATCTCGAATCCAAATAATTGCATTATATAAACCTTCGTTTAATTATAAAGGAATAGTACCAACTGGTGTATCAATAGAAACATTAACTCCAAATCCACCAGAAGCACCAGTAGCAGATGTAAAGAAGTTGTATTGGAACTCTACATCAAACTGTTCGATTGCATTTTGTTGTTCGTAATCTAAACCAATTGCAGAAATAGTAGTTGGATAAGCATCTACGAATCTGTATGTTTTAATGATTGCGCCTGAACGATCCAATTGGTGAACTGCCATATCAACTTGATAATCAGTTGGATCTGTACGACCCAATGTAGTATCATAGTTCTGAATGCCAGATTGCCATTGCTCTAATGCATTACGAATACCGAAAGTAGTATCGTTGTAAATTGTTACAGTCCATGGTTGGAATGTACGCTCACCAGCAAAGTTAACTGGACGTCCTTTAAAGAGAACAGAAATGTTCTCTAAAGTAGACGCAGGTAACTGAGCAGCTTTACACAAAAATTGTGCACGCTGACCAGCTACTGGACCAAGTGTAACAAATGCAGGGAAGGTTAATTCAACACGGAATTGATTAGGGCGAGCACCGCCACCAATCATCTGTGATTTGAAATCAGCAATATTTGCCATTTAATTCTCCTTTTGTTCTTTCTTATTTATTCTCTAATTAAGCACCAACTTCTGTGAAGTTAATACCAGAACGAGCAGCAACGAAATTAAGAGTGATAAAGTTGATAGAACGATTTGGTTTAACGAAGATATCAGCAACAAACTGATTAGAGTCGATAACCTCACCAGTATTATTAGATTCATCGCATTTAACACGGAAATCTGTAATACCACGACGACCCTGAACATCACGTAGGAATGGTTCAATCAAATTCTTAAACTGAGCACGAGTAAATCCATCGTTGAATTCGAACAATTGATACTTAGCAGCAGTAGCGATAGCCTTTTCCATAACGATGAATAGACGACGCACGTTGATGCGATCAAACGCAGATGGTTTGCTCAACAATGTTTTATCACCGTATAGAACTGTACCTTGTCCTGGGAATGTAACAACTGGGTTAACACCAGATTTGTACAATGTATCACGATCTGTTTTAGTTGGGTTGATTGCCAACTTAACAACACTCTTAATTTGACCACGATTTAGACCACCTGGAGAGAACCATGGATCATTAGTGTAATCAGTACGAGCGCATAGACCAGCGATATCACCATTTAATGGGATCCAACGATACTTGTCGTTGTAACGATCATATTGATACTTGTAACCAGAATCAAGAACTGCGTATGAAGAACTTGGTAGTGCGTTACGATATGCAATAATAGCAGTAGTAGCATCAGAGCCATTACCAGTAATAACTGCACCAGTGCTTGTATTTTGTGGTGATGCGAACACTACGCAGTCAAGACGAGTTTCTGCCACGTTTCCGATAACGTATGTAGTTGTAGCAGCATCTGCTTTACCCATCAATACTAATGAGATGTCGTATGTAGCATCATCAGCGAATAGTGCATATGCTGATTGGATCTGACCTGCTGTTGGAGCACTTGCACTAATACCATCAACACCACCTGAAAGAGCAAGAATCGATGCAGATGATAATGTTGCAAATGTAGTACCTTGAGCAGCATTACCCCAGTTAGTTCCTGCTGTTGTATGATCCATCCAGTAAATATATTTGGAATCACCATTAATTACATCTTTATAGTAATTATTAGTTCCATCTGATTTCTTTGCATCAGATGCTTTAGAAACGAATGCATACTTTTCTAAAACAGTACCAGCAGTTCCAGTCCATGCGCCTGTAGAGTCAACTACAACTACGTGTAATTCATCTAAAGATCCACCCAAACCAGTAGCATATGGGGATGTAGATGGCGCAGCATCAAAGTTAGCTTTGTATGTCCATGCTGCAAAAGATGCAGAGTCAGCCATAGAAACTGTTAATGAATTACCGAAAGCACCTGGAAAACGTGCAGCCCATTCTCCAACAACGGCTTCACCATTGATATAAGAAGAACTGTAAACATCATTGTTATTAATCTTTAAACCACCAACAGAGATAACAGCTGTGCCTTGAGCAGCAGCAGAAATATATGTTAGTGTGGCAGAACCGCTAGCAACTGCGCCAGATGTATGTGTTGGACCAGTAGAACCAGTTGTACCAGCAGCAGTAACTTGATACAATCTTCCACTAAAGTAAACATATGCGTTAAGAGATACAGCTGTAGTTGCTGTCCATTGTGTTCCTTGTGAAGAACCAGCAAATGCTACAGTTACTGTAGGAGCAACAGTATATCCAGATCCAGGATTAGTAATAGTAATACCAGTTACTGTAGAAGTAGATATTGTAATTGTACCAGCCGATGCGTTAGTTCCTGGACCGCCAAAACTAATTGTTGGAGCAGATGTATAACCAGAACCACCACTAGTAATAGTAATGGAAGTAACCGCACCACCGCTCACTGAAGCAGTACCAGTGGCACGTACACCACCTGATACTTGTGGGTCAGAGAAAGTAATTGTTGGAGCAGATGTATAACCAGAACCACCATTACCAACTGCTGCTGCAGTAATAGATCCACCAGACATAACTGCTGTACCAGTAGCAGTAGCACCACCAACAATCCCTGGAGCACTAAAAGTAACTGTTGGAACTAAAGTACTATCGTATAAAGTACCACCTGCTGTCATAGTAACAGAAGTAACAGTACCAGTTTGAGTTGCAACAGCATTTCTTGCTAATGTAGAATCAGCACGAACAACCATTAAACTATTAGTATATGACAGGAAGTTTGCTGCAGTGAAAAAAGATGTTGCATTAAGATCAGATGGTTTACCGAAAGTACGAACCAATTCGTTTTCAGAACTAATCATTGTAGGAGCCATTACTGGACCCCATGGGAACGCACCAGCAAACGCACCAGTAGAACTAGATACTGCTGGTACGATGGATGTGTAATCTTTTTCTACGACTGCAACGCCTGGAGATAATTGGAAAGGCATTGTAATTCTCCTTGTTAATAAGTTTTTACTTTAGACAGAAAATCTCGTGTCTACATTTTATTTAGTTTTTACAAGTTTTCTCAAAAATTCAATGGATCTTTTTCATCCTGTCCATCGTTATAAAACCCAAATGGTGTTAATTCCTCTTCAATAGCCTGTATTTGTTTCTTATACATAATCTCTCTAAGGTTTACATTATTTAGGTCTTTAAAATAAGGTTGGGTTGTAACCCATCCGAATAGAACCAATGGCATAACCAAGTCATCGTGATATCCTTCATCAGCAGCATAAGATCCCTTAACCTCAATGAATGTAGAAATCTCAGAGATAGTATCTGCGTCGGTGATCAAAAGTTTGTTTTCTTCGACTAACGACTTGAAGTTGTGACATCCAATTCGTTTAATCTTTTTATCAGTATTGACACCAAGTTGAGTCTTACCTCCACCGAAACCTCCACCGATATATTGCCCCATAGTATGACGATTCACGAATAAAAGATTTTCGTATTCAAGTTCAGAGTACAGGATGTGGGCGACCTGTTCACTGGTATTAATTTCTATAAGAACGTATGCTTCGTTATATTCTTTACCAACTTTGTATATTACGTTTGGATATAATAGTGGACTAATATCATTTTTACGATATTTTGCAACAACCCTATATGGTGTTTCAGTGATATCAACAACCTGAAATGCTGAGTGATCGCCACCAACACCTTTCGCTACGTCACAAACCATACAATATGTATGTCCTGCGCTTGGTTTAATGTAAACGTCCAACCCATCTTTAGAGTGGATTATAGGATCTACTGGCATTTTAGCGATAACGTCTGCAGAGATAAGAGTTAAACTAGATCCAAGGAATTTACAAGCAACCTCTTGATTGTATTTAAGTTCACCAAGCATAGCCTTTTGTTCTGCAGCCCATTTGTCATCACGTCCTGGAATTTCCCAGTAAGGAATAAACAATGGAACAAAACCATTTCTACCATTCTCGGCATCATTCCAAAACTTCCAGAAATGATTGTATCCAAGTGGAGTTGAAGATAGAAGAATCTTAGTAGTCTGACCAGCAGAAATTGTCGGATAAACAGATGTAAAGAATTCCTCTGCAACTTGGTTTGGAATAATCGCAGCTTCGTCAACATATAGTAAGTTAACAGATTTACCACGAATACCAGATGCAGAAGTTGCAGAAGTGAATACTTTAGATCCATTCTCTAGTTCTACGTCACCTTTATTCCAAGTAGTAACACCCTGTTGCATCCACTTTGGAAGTAGTTCATACATAGTCTGATAACGATTTAAAACTTCACGTGCTGCAGTTGCCTTGTTAGCCAAAATAGCAACAGTTTTATTTGGCTGAAAGATTGTATACCAAAGAATATAAGCAGCAGAAGTAGTTGTCTTTCCCTGCTGGCGACCTTCCATTAAAATAACTCTACGATTATTATGAATTACATCTAATTTATTTTTCTGACAATCATATAACTTGAACAACTGTAGACCATGGTCTAGTGTAACGATGTAACAATAATGTTCAATAAAGTAAATATAGTCTTGAGCACACTTAATATACTCTTGAATATTGTCTGGTGTAAATTGTACAGTAACACCAGCAGCCTTTAAGTTCGAATTCGAATTATAAATTTCAGCCATAATTAAAAGTTATTTTGCCAATTCTCGTTAGTTACAGTATTTGTTATTGGATTGCCCTGCGCATCGTATGTTCTAGCAGGTGCAGATAGATCTTGATTATTACCTACATTAGCATTAACCTGAGTTATAACAGACTTGTTATTGACTGGTCCAAATAGATTTAATTTCATTTCAAAGTCTAATGTCTGAACAACAGATCGTCTTTCTTGAAAACTTCCATCATAATCATCTTGTACTTGAACAGAATTTAAAATAATTGGAACATCAGTTGATATGCCCATATCTGGTAGCATATCCAATGTTAATGTATATTCTGGTGTAAATGTTGGAAGGATTTGCTCAAGAATCTGTAATCCATCTTCTTGAGTTTTGGTTAAAATGTATAAAGATATCGATATGTTATATGGTACTGGAGTGTAAACAGTAAGTGGACTATTTCCAGTACCAGATTTAATTTGTTGCATACGATTAGTCTTACGAGAAGAATCATATTGATATCCAGTAATCTCAAAAGACATTCTTGGTAATGTTGTTTGTACAGCTGTTTCTAAATTACTATCAGAATCTAAACGAACTAACCACTTTTCTTTTGGGGCATATGCCAGTGGTATTTGCAAACGCTGTAAAGTAGTGCCATTAACAGAGTCACCCTGTTTGCGATCGATATAGATGTCACTGAATAGACGACCGAATGCAACGATCGCTTTTCTTATTGAGCCATGATAATAGATGTTACCGTTAAGCATTATGTTAGACCAGTTCCGCTAATATACCAAGTAGTCGCAGCAACCTTTAATAGTTTAGCAATACCAAATGCAGCAAGAGTTCTTGTACCTGTTGTACCAGCTGGACTCAAGTTTAATGTATCAGTGGTAATTGCAATACTTGTACTAGTAGCACCAGAACCACCAACAATTGTAATTTCTGTTCCAATTGGGAATGCTACAGTTGCGTTTGCTGGGATGGTAATAGTTTGACCAGTGGCTGATACATATACGTGTTTTCCGATATCAGTTAATGCTAAAGTAATACCAACTGCAGTAGAGTTTTGTGGGTATCCGATATATCCAACGCTTTGTGCAGTAGTAATAGCACTTGCTGCTGCTAATGTTCCGTTTAGCGTTAAGTTGGTTGTAGAACCAGAAACTGCTGAACCGATAGTAATGTTGGTAATAGAAGTAGAAACACCTGCAGTACCAATGTTAATTGCTTTAGTAGTTGCAGCTAATGTTGCACCAGTACCAATGTTATATGTTTGAGCACCAGTAGACTGACCAAAAGTCATCGTACCAGTCGAAGATGTACCACCAATAGTAACTAATCCAGTTGATAAACCAGTACCAATAGAAATAGAACCAGAAGTAATTGATGTACCGAGAGAACAGCTACCACTACTTGTACCGCTCAGCGCAATAGTGCTATTACAAGTAAGAGTACCACCAACCAATACACCACCAGCAGCATATAAAGAATATGCGTTGGTAATGGTTACGTTGGCACCAGCAGATGGAATACCAAGATATAATGTAGTAGCACTAGTAAATGTAGTTGCGAGTGTAGAAGCAAGAATTGGGTTATTTAAAGAGTGGATCGCTTCAACAGTAGCAACAGTACCAGTTGAAGTTGTATCAGTATAAGTGGCACCTGGAGCAGAAATACCAATACCAGTTAAACCCCAAGTGGCTGCAGAAACACCAGATAAGTTGTTAATTGATAGTGTACCACCATTAATAGCCAAAGAAGTAGCAGATGCATTACCAAGGGTTGGTGTTATAAAAGTTGGACTATTCGTAAAGGCAACAGTATTAGTACCACTCTCATCACTAAGAGCAGCAGCAAGAGTTGCAGATGTTGGATTTAATAAAAATGCAGCAACACCAGTACCAAGAGTTGGAACAGATGCTGGAGTGAATGTAAACACACCACCAGAATAACTTAATGAACCACCACCAGAAGCAGCAGCAGTTGTAACTGATAAAGAGTTAGATTGAATTGGAGTAAAACCGAGAGCAGTGGTAACTTGTGAACTAGTAATAGAACTTAAATAACCACTAGGATTGGTAGCATTATATGGAGTATATCCTAATGCAGTAACTACCTGTGCAGAAGTAATACCAGTTAAAAAACCGCTAGTATTAGTAGAACCATTATATGGAGTATATCCTAATGCAGTAACTACCTGTGTAGAATTTATGGAAGTTAGGTAAGTACTATTATCAAGAACCCAAGTATCAGTAGTTGATTTTTTAAGGAAACCAGATGTTCCACTCAATAAAGCAATCGCAGTTAAATCATTGTCCGCATTTTGTAATGATCCTAATGCAGCATAAACTTCAGTAAAGTTAGTGTTAACTTTGGTAAATGCTGTTCTTATTGGATCGCCTGTGCCATCATTGGCAACTGTTCCTAATGAAATTGTTTGTTGTGCCATTATACGATATCCGCTGTTATAGTTGTTGAATCTGCTTTAGCAATTAAAGAATCTGCAGTTGTAGAAAGAGCTGGTACGGTAGAAGCAATATATGTATTTGACAATTCTCCGAATGGATTGGATTCATCAAAGTTAATAATACCAATAGATTCTTTCTTAAATTTATTATTATCACCGAAATGTTCATATGTGTTATCTGTATTAACAACAATAGAACAAGTAGCAGCAGCATTTATTCCACCACCACCAGTAAAACTAATATGTGGAGCAGTCATATATCCAGCACCACCAGATGTTATATCAACACGAATAACTTTCTGAGATAAACTACCAGTACCAAGAACAGCAATACCACTTGCACCAGAACCACCATTAGTCGGAGTGAATACAACACTTGGTATAGATGTATATCCGCTACCTTGATTTGTCATTGTCACTGCAACCACTGCACCTTGTCCACTTCTAGTTGTATCTGTATTGAATGTTTTGAGTGTTTCAAATGCATCAATTTCTGGGATACCAGTATCAATTTGCTCAGAAGCATACTGAAATAATTCAACTTGTAATTTGTAAACATATAGTTTACCCAATTGATAAAATGGATCTTGATGTTTAACAAACTTAATTTCGAACATATTGTTCGAAAGTGGAAACCATATTAAATCACCTTCACATGGACGATCTGGAATGATGGTTTTACCATATCTTCCAATAAATTTTTCCCATCGTCTACGAGCAACTACCAATGTAGCCTGTTGTTCCATCATCAATCCAAATTTTTGAATAAATGCGCCATCACCACCATACGAGTCTACGTTTTCAAAATACATCTCAATAGGATAAGATGACATAAATTTAGAAAGACGATCTTCACCAAGAATAGAATCTTTTGATACTAATGTTCGTGGAATATAATAAAACTCTTTTCCGTAAATGCGAAGAGACTCTATGATCAGATCTTGAACAAGATTCTGTTCACCTGCAGTTCCCTGCGTAAAATACGGATTAAGTGTTGAGTTAACCATATTAGCCCATTATGAAATTTAATGGTGCTGACTTATTCAGCAAGTCTTGTTCTAGTGAAGTAATCTCATTAGTGGCTTCCAGATAAAGAGAATCGCCATCTAATGTAACGCCACCAACCATTTGAATTCCTTTGAATTTCTTAAGGTTTGTTGCCCATTGTTTCTTAAACAATGCAGTTGTATATCTACGCAACCACAATTCGTTCCAAACTTTTGTGAATGCAGATGGATCTAAAACACGATATGCTTTAACGATCACATAATCACCTAAGTTAATATTCTGTTTCCAGTTAATGTCTAAGTATAAACAACTTGACATTCTGTTGAATCTAAATGTATCTTTACCATTCAGAGTCCAATCCAACAAATCTAGGTGTTGCATTACCTGAGTGAAGTAGATAATGGATGTAGAAGTTAGATCATACAAATCATTAAGACGTAGTTGATACTGCAGATCGAACATACTCTTAGAAGATGATGACTGTCCAATACTTAATACGTCTGTTACACCAAATACATAATCTGGTATTGTTAGATATTTGTTATCATATTCACGTAAAGTAATTGGGGTTGTGCCAAGAATTGCAGTATGACCAAGAGAACCAGTAATAGTTTCTCCTGCAATGAATGTCCCAGAAACGTCCATTACTAACAAAAGAGTTCCAGATGAAACTCTGCCTGTTTCTTTACAAACAGTGGCTTTGGCACCAGATGTTCCACCTGTGATAACTTCTGTTAAAGTGAAATTAGAGGCAACAGATGTAGTGAGATTTATTTCAGAGGCACGAATCTGCTGCTTCAGAAACATTTCTTCAATACCATCATAATGATATAGACGCCAATAATCCAAGGCTTCGTCAATACGATCCTCCAACTGCATATCGTCCACGTTAATTTCAATAACAGGATCGCCCAGTTCTCTTAAGCAATATTCTTTTAATGTTTCTCTAGAGTTTACAGCCATTTTGGTCTCTTTTTGGTTATACTTCTATTTATTAGACTACATATTTATATGTAGATCTCGTCGTCTATTGCAGAGTCGATAAGAGCAATATTACCATAAATTACATCAATATTATCAATGTATATTTGATCGACTGTTACATCTATATCAGCCATAATCTTAGATGCGTCTAGGTAGAATACATCTATATCATCAAAATATATTTCATCAGAATAACTGTCAATTAACATAGAAGGTCTAGATGAAACCAACTCATAATCCATTGGATAGAATATCCAAACAACAGTTGATTCACCAGCTACTGTAATTTCAGTAACATAAGAAGTCAATATTAATTGAGCAAGTTCTGTTTCATTTGCATTAATTTGTTCTAATATTCCAGCAGTTGCTAGTTGAGTTGCAAATTGAGCAGCAGTTAGAGAACCTGTTTCTGTTATAAACGCTGGCAATGCAGTAACAGCACTAACAACTGCATTCAACAATTCATTGATATTAACAGCATAGAATGGTAACCCAGTTGAAGAATCAACTGCAGACAGTATTTCTGCTGCGCTTCTATTTGAAACATTGTTACCAAAATCAGTTTCAATTGCATTTAGTGCTTCTTGAATCGAAGAAATAAATGCTGTTTGAACTGTAGATAAATCTTGTCCAAGTAATGTCTCGACAATATTTCCAAGATCAACAGCAGAGGCTGAATCAGTGTCAGAAACATTACCAGTTTCTGTAATAGCTGGATAGAAATTAGCTTGAGATGTTTCTGAATCAGATGCATTTCCAGTTTCAGTTAATGCTTGGTTTGTAGTTATAATATTTGTTTCAGTTTCTGATGCAGAACCAGTTTCTGTATTAGAAGATACAAACGCAGCACTACTTGACTCACTCTCTGCAGCTGATCCAGTTTCTGTTCTTGTTTGAGTAGTTGTACTTGAACCTGAATTAGATTCATTACCTGTTCCAGTTTCAGTAATGACTGGATAGAAATTAGCTTGAGATGTTTCTGAATCAGATGCATTTCCAGTTTCAGTTAACACCTGATTAGTAGTAATTATGCTAGACTGAACAACTGTCTCGTTTGGATCTACGAACGCAGTTACAGAAGAACCTAGTTCTACCTGTGGTCTCCACAGATAAACAGTTTGACCAGTAAATGCAGTTCCACTATATGATCCAACCCAGAATTTAGGTCTAAATGTGGCACCAGCAATAAGTGTATATGTCATAGTGGCGAGATACCAGCTATTACCAACAGAGGTTAGAGTTGCAGTTGCGTTAGATGCCCCTTGCAGAACTGGTGTTCCAGACATAGTGAATGTAGCAGAATGCGCTACAGGATCTACACCAGTAGTTGATTCATTTACTATTGTGAAATATGTTGATGTACCATACTTAACATATACGGATACTGTGTATGTTCCAGGTAAAATTCCAGGAGTTATATTGTATATGGAAGAAAACGCAAGGTTGGCAGTTAACAAGAATGCAGTTGTGTCACCATTTGGATCTGTTTGTCCAGATGTTATTGTTGAAGACCCAGCCTTAATCCAGATTGAATTTGATAGATCGCTTGGAACATAAAATAAGTTTTTATTAGTGTTTTCTAATAAAGAAGAAACAAATCCAATCTGAGTAGACTCTGTTTCAGATGCGGATCCAGTTTCTGATGAATTAGATGAAGTAGTCCAATTACCGACTGGAGAATCTGCACTAGTGCCAGTTTCTGTAATTGCTGGATAGAAATTCGCTTGAGATATTTCAGAGTCAGATGCGCTAGCAGTTTCAGTTAACGACTGAGTAGTTGTGATAACATTAGTCTGAGTAACTGTCTCGTTTGGATCTACGAACGCAGTTACAGAAGAACCTAGTTCTAACTGAGAACCCCAAACATAAATTCCAGATGTTCCATCACCAGTTGCAGTTCCAACACCATTTGCATCACCAAGAGATATCTGTAAGTTGGCTGGTATCATGCCAGCAACACCAAACTGCCATGGCAATTTCGTTGTACCAGTAACAGAACATCTATACCATCCATTACCAACAGAAGTTACAGTTGTTACTGTTGGAGTGGTACCAGAAGTTGAACCATCAGTTAAGTTTATTAAAGCACCAGCACCTTGATATCCATTTGGTCCAATATTTGCAAATGGTATATCAAACCAAATAGTAGCATTGGTAAATCCAGCTTGTTTTAGATAAACGCTATACGTGTAAGTTGTGTTTTGAGTTAAATATGCACCACCATAGTAAACTGATTTTCTTATTGTAACCCCACTATTGCCAATAATTTTATCTGCAGTTTGTGTTCCATCAGGTGCGACCGCAACATTTGTAGATAATGTAGAGTTATATGTAGTCCAAGGTGATGCTGATATATCGTTTGGATATTTTATTATGTTTGTACTAGTATATTCCCACAACTGATTTAGAGCAGATAAAGATGTTGTCTCAGAATCAGATGCAGTTCCAGTTTCATTAGTAGACTGATTAGTAGAATTTGAACCTGAATTAGATTCATTACCTGTTCCAGTTTCTGTAATAACTGGATAGAAATTCGCTTGAGATGTTTCAGTTTCAGTAGCTGTTCCAGTTTCTGTATTATATTGAACTTGGAATACTGTTTGAGTTTCAGTTTCAGATGCATTTCCAGTTTCATTAGTAGATTGATTGGTTGTAATTATACCAACATCAGAATCTAATGTATTATTTGCTTGATATGCAGTTAATGAACCAATTTCAAATTGTGGTCCATATATGAATAAACCAGAAGTACCATCACCAGTATATGTAAAGTTGCCAAGATTGTCTATTAATCTAAATGTGTGGGTAACTCCAGAAAGATTAGTTGTTGCTGTGAAAGTAAAGGATGCTCTATACCAACCATTACCTTCATTGGTTAATGTGCTACTAGTAATAGTACCAGTTCCTGTGAAATAATTTATTTTAGTTCCTGCAATTAGGTCTAATTGCAAACCTGCTCTATTTGCACTGTTTCCTTCTTCATGAAAGAAAACAAATTTACTTCTAGTGTCAGCTTTAACATAAACAGATAATGTATAAACTGTTCCAGCAATATGAGGTGTAGTATATACCTCTCTGTGAATAGTGTTTAATGTATCTTCAGCTAATCTGTATGCACCATTACCACCAAATGGATCTGTTGTAAGAGCAGTAGATGTAAGAGTTCCATTATTTACTGACCAACCAGAACCGAATATATCAGAATTGGCATATATGTTTTTACGAGTAGTTTCTAGATTAGATGAATACTGAACTGATTTGTTAGACTCTGTTTCTGTAGCAGTACCAGTTTCAGTAATAGCTGGATAGAAATCAGCCTGAGATGTTTCATTTTCAGTAGCTGTTCCAGTTTCTGTTAACACCTGAGTAGTAGATATTATATTTGAACCAGAATCAGTTGCACTAATACCAGTATTTTCAGTAACAGACTGACTAGTAGTAATTATATTTGATTCTTGTTCATTAGCTGAACCAGTTTCAGTAACGTCTCTAGTAGCAGTTAATGTTCTATCTTCTGTCTCATTAGCTGAACCAGTTTCAGTAACGTCTCTAGTAGCAGTTAATGTTCTATCTTCTGTCTCATTAGCTGAACCAGTTTCAGTAACATCTCTTGTTGCAGTTAATGTTCGATCTTCTGTCTCTGCTGCAGTTCCAGTTTCAGTAACGTCTCTAGTAGCAGTTAATGTTCTATCTTCTGCCTCAATAGCTGAACCAGTCTCAGTAATAGTATTAACTGCGCCTGAAGTAGATTGTGTTCCAGATTCTGTGGCACTAATACCAGTGTTCTCTGTAATAACTGGATAGAAATTCGCTTGAGATGTTTCAGTTTCAGTAGCTGTTCCAGTTTCTGTTCTATCAGAAACGAACGCTACTGTAGTAGTTTTTGTATCAGTGGCTGTAATACCTACGTTCTCATATACAGTTTCACCTGCGCCTGGAATATTACCAATTCCAGAATCAGTGGCAGTTGTGTTACTATTCTCAGTAATATTTTTATTAATTAATAATCCACTAATAGGTGTTTCACTGGTATTAGTTGAATATTCAATTGATAGTGGTGGAACAGGATTAATATATGGATTAGTAGTAGTATCCCATGTAAAGCCAGAAGTCAATCCTGTAGTTGTACCTACAGTACCAGTACCATAATAATATGTTTTACCAACTCTGTAGCCAAACCATGCAGCAGGATCTGTTCCATTTGAATTTTGGGTTTGAATAGACCAAGTTTTGGTGCTAGTATAATTCCAATCAGAACCTGTGGAGAATATTACTGCATATGATATTCCAGCAACTAAAACTGCACCTGATATGTTAGAAAAATCCCAAAGTGGTGCTGGACCAGTAGATGGGAAATCTGTTGCTGCAACTGGTATTGATGCAACCAATATTGTGGCAGCAGTACCAGGAGCACCAGCAAGTTGCCATAACTCTAATGCACCATTACTAACTGATGGGTTTGCATTACCATTAGAATAATTACCACTACCACCAGTACTACTTCTAACCCAACTAACTTTACCTAATTGCCCAGTAGTAGTTGCAGTAAAACCCCAACCAGTTCTAGAATTTGCATTCATTGAATTAGCATCACCAGATATTGTACTAAACTGATAGTCGTTAAATAATGGTGCAATTCCAGAAGAAGTTTCTACAATAGCACCTGGAATTCTTTTTAAAGAAGCTGATGTATCGAGAGAATAACCAACTTCTGTTGCGGCACTTGCAGCAGAAATGGTAAATGTATTGGTGTCGCTTGGTACATACCCAGTTATCGTCCATGGATAGAGATAGTCATTTTGTAAAGTAGTATTTACATACCAAGTATTTGAGGCTGCAGGATAACTACTGCTAAAAGATTTAGTTTTTCCTTCATAATCAGTTGTGAAATTAGAGATGCCAATATATCTTCCACGTGGACCACATACCGTACTAGGACCACCAGTAGTATTCCAATCTGATCCATTTAAAAATACTAAACCATATGCAACTCCAGATGTTACTGATACGCCTAACGATGACACATCAACGACTACTCTTTGATCACCACCACTAATATAAGAAGATCTTATGTCGGAAACATAAACTGGATAAGATAAAAGTAAAGATGATGGAATTGCTGATATAGAATTACTTGCAAGTTGCCACAGTTGGAAATATCCAGGATTTGTTGAATCTGAAGAACCAGAAGCAAACATTGTTAGAGATATTGTTTTGACGAGTCCTGTATAATTTGATATGAATGTTTGTCCAGCAGCATATTCTAATCCAGCACGAGGAGTGCCTGTATATGATAGCTCAGGCGACATATCAAATATTGGTTCTTCTACCCTTTCTCCTATACTTGAATTCTGACCACGAATAGTATTTAATGTGTCACTAGCAGCAGCCTGCTCACCAACAAATGGTGTTGTTACCTGAGAACTATCTGTAACATCAGCTGTGTTATATGTGCTATACACAGCCATGTTAAATTGGTAAGGTTCACTAACCAAAGCAATAGCCCAAATTCCAGTATTTGCACTTCTTGTTATTGGAGTTGAATTGTAAGGGATATATAAATTATCACTATTAGCATACACAGCAAGATACTGTGTATTAGTTAAATCCCAATCTGATCCAGCAGTAATTGCAAGCGCATATCCAACACCTGATGTTAGTGTAATGTTTAAAGAACTAAAATCAATTCTAACTGGTCCACCAGAAGTAGTAGCAATTGATGGCATTACAGCAATTTGCCCAAGTAAAGTATTTGGTAGTGCTGATATAGAATTACTTGCAAGTTGCCATAATTGAGCATAACCAGTTTGTACTGGTGCTGGTCTTACCCCACCATAGGTATTAATTAAATCAAATTCAAGGTAACTTACTGGTCCAGTAAATCCAGCAATAAATGTTCTACCGCAAGAAAGATTTCCACCAGTAGTACCCCAAACAGAGTACCCACCATTTCCATGAGGAGTACTAAACGTGCTTAAGAATGGAGCCTGTGATGATGTATGAACCTGTCCAGTATATGCTGTAACTGTGCTCTTTTGTGTTATTGAATCAGTAGCAAACAGTGGCTCATTATAACCTTGTGTTTGAGAAAGATATAATGCATCTGTTGAATCTGCTGCTATGTTTGCATATCCAACACCTAATAATGCCAAAGTACCTAGAGCACTTCCTTGAGGATTGCCAATTATACTAGAGTAATATGCGAAATTACCAGAATTGTATACATTAATTAAATTAATGCCATTTAAATATGCTGTTGGGTAAACCCAATCAGTTCCTTTGTAAAATCTTATTGCATATCCAACACCTGCAGTAACTGTCGCCCCAGAAACATTACTAAATCCTTCAATCAGAGTACTCTGAACTGCATCACTGCTTGTAATATAAAGAGGTTTAGAAGCCAACAGTGTTGTTGGTGTGGCAGTTACACTATTAGAAGCTAACTGCCATAATTGAATTGATCCTGCTGTTGTTCCATTACCAACAGCACCAGCACTAGGAATAATAATTGAACCAAGTTGTCCAGTTTTTGGAGCAATGAATGAAATACCCCATCCATCAGTTAGGTTTCCAGGAAATACATAACTAGAATAATTACCAGCACCAGTTCCAAGGTCATACGCATTAACTGCAAAATTTTCTGCTGCTAATCCAAATTTTGGAATAGCTCTAACAGAAGAATCTAATGCAGATCCTGCTTCTGCATCTGCTGCGTAATATGTGCTAGCTGCAACTACATCAATATCAGTTGCATAGGATTCTTCTGTAGAATTTACAGTGAACCTAAAAATATTATTTGTATCTGTTGATGGAGCAAACCATGTACTTCCATTATTTGCTATTGGAGTATATACAGATCTTAAATACCAATATATTGGTAAACCATAGAAGGATCCACCTGTTAATATGTTATGATAACCAACAGCATCATGTCTATAAAGACCTAAGTAAGAAGATGCAGAAGAAGACCAATCTGAACCAGCAGTAACTGTAACTGCATATGCAACACCAGAAGTTAGTGATAGATTAGCAGAAGAAAAATCAATATTTACTGGTACATATGCATAAGGATAACCAGTTGTTTTAGAAACAAGTCTAAAACCCACATTAGTATAAGAAGTTGTTGGCCATGCACCAACTAATGCCTCCTCAGAATACACACCCCATAAAGTAGGAAGAAGCGGAAATGAACCATCGGGGAGGGTAATGCCATATCCACTAAAACTTCCACGTAAATTTGCTCCAACCTGTATATCAATTTGAGATGTATTGTTTTCATAGAACACTGCTTCCCAAAGCAGTGTTGGAGAACCAAGTGTGCCAACAGTATTAGCAGTTCCTTCAAATACAATACGATATGTTCTATTTGGAGCAGTACCCTCTGTTCCATAATATATACGTTGTGCAGAATTATCTGTAGAAGATATGCAAATTTTTGGAACTGCTGGGTTTGCTGCATCTACCGCAACATATTGAGTGGCACCAGCACCAAAAGTTAAATAACTATTAGTCCCAACAAAAACTGTGCTATAAGAATTACCAAGATAATTTACACTCCATGGTAAAGAAAGTGTCCAGTATCCATCATCATTATTACCAGCAGTTGGAGTTGTGCTAGAAGTTAAAGAAGCTGCGCCAAGTAAACTATTCGTGATAGATGACATCGATTGTATTGGCGATGGCAAATCATTTAAAGAAAAGTTTCTAGATGCTAATAATGTAGATGGATTACCAGTAAGAGTATTGTTATTTAACTGCCACAGTTCAACTTTACCTGTAGAAATAGGTGGGGTGCTAGAAGATATACTATTGTTAATTCTGTATGCATTAATTTGAATATTTGAAAGAGTCTTAGTTTTATTTGCAATAAACTTTAAACCCTTACCATATCCACCACTGGTAATTGGTTCACCAATAGCTGCTTTTGGATATGTTCCAGTTGATATAGATGTAACAATAGTATCCAAGAATGGAGAAGTATTGTTTATGTATGCACCAGCAGTATTTGTTTGAGATAATGATTCAGATGCTGTTACAGTTTCAGTTATAGGAATAGCATTGATAGCATTTTCTACATCAACAGCAGTAGATGCATATTCAATAGTCATAATAGGGCTATTTTGGTATGTGGACCACAAAGTTCCACTAGCAATAGTTCCGCTTGCGCCTATTGGCGTTGAACTAGTAGCATAATAAATATAATAATTAGAAGAATATTTTGCAAACTCTTGATACCACTGGTCAGAGCTGGTTGTTGGATTACTAACAAATAATAATCCACCACTAGTCGCATAGTTTCCAGTATTTACCCAATCACTGCCACCAGCAAGTAATATTGCATATGATGTTCCATTAGTAAGAGATGCACCAGAAACTGTGGAAAAATCAAATAATGGCGAATAACTTCCATTTACATAACCACCATTTATGTAAAATGGTATTGATGCAAGTAATGTTGAAGTAGCTGTAGCTGTACCAGGGGCAGCGGCAAGTTGCCATAATTCTACTGCACCTGCTGTTGTAGTTGAAGAAGTTAAACCACCATTTGGGAATGCCTGTGCAAGTGCTACTTTCCCTAATTGTGCAGTTCTAGAAGCAGTGAATGCAATACCATATTTTTGATTGGCATACAGAATTTGAGCATTACCTCCGCCAAAAACGCTTCTTACAAAATCCCATGAATCAAATAACGCATTACCATCATCACCATTGATTACACTTTTTTGATATCCTAAAAACGATTTATAAGTTGTTGAAACATCACTAGCATACAAACCTTCTAAAACAAATGCTGGCACAAATAAATCTTGTGAAGTAGTTACTGTTCCAGATTCGTTTATTGTTTGATTAGATGATAATCCAGAAAGAGAAGAATCAGAACTAGAACCTGATTCTGTTATTGTGTATGCTTGATAAATTACGCTTGCGGCTGCGCTGGCTGCTGCTGAGGCAGACTCTTTGATTACACTACCACGTGATAATGGTAATGCACTTAATGGTGCTGACGATAAGGGAGAAAAACCTAACATTTATTATTTTCGTTTTCTATTAGTATTTTCTACTAATATTAGTTTACCAACTTAGAATATAAACGAACCCTGGACCACCATCACCTGGTCTTGCTAATGTTGTTACAGTTGTATTTGATCCACCAGCACCGCCACCACCACATCCTGGTGCTCCATTTCCACCTGCGCCAGCAAGACCACCTGCTGTTGTAGTGGAACCACCACCGCCAGCACCACCTGTATATTGGAACATCTTTAGCATAGTGCCACCAGAGCCAGCACCAGCAGGAGTAGATGTGACTGCTGCCGCACCACCTGCAATTGCTGGAAAACTATCACCGAATCCTGCAAGTGTGATTGCGCCACCAGCTTGTGCTGATCCACTAGCTGTACCACCTCCACCTGCTCCACCCTGAACCATAAGACCAGTTGTTGGATATGTTTGTGCAATCCCTGCTGTAGTGTTAGTACCACCTGTTGAGCCCACTTGCCCTGCATAGAACTGATATGCGCCACGACCAGCCAGTGGCATGTTAGCAATAGTGGCGATAATAGCAGCAGTACCACCACTACCGCCAGTTGATGTAGTGGCTGCTGTTGTCACAGTTCCAGGCGAAGCAAAGAGAACTGTTAATTGAGCAGACAATGTATTCCATGGCTCAAGAGCAACATAGGTAATTGTTCCAGCAACACCAACAGCAGCAGAAACTAATGTTGCTGGTTGTGAACCACCAAGTCCTGCTTGAATATAAAGAACATCAGGTAAAAACATGGCAGGAATCATCAGTGTACTTTGAGCACCAGAGCCACCTCCTGCACCACCACCAGAGTTTGTGGCTGATGTGTTTAGACCGCAACCACCAGATGCGCCACCACCAACAGCAATCATGTAAACAAATCTTGCTCCACGTGGTTTACGCCATGTTTTCCATTCACCAGAAGATGCACCAGCAGTCGTCTGCGCTTGACCAATAAATGTTTGAACATCTATGTTTGGATTAGTTAATATATGATTAAAGTCTAACATGTTATTACCAACTTATTATGTAAACGAATCCGTCGCCACCGTCACCAGCACGACCTGTTGTTGTGTATCCTGGACCACTTGCGCCACCGCCACATCCTGGTCCACCATTACCACCAGAACTACCTGTTGAGCCGTTACCAGTTGCAGCAAAAGCACCAGAACCACCACCAGATCCACCATAGAACATAAATGGTTTTACCATGTATCCATTAATACCGTTACCACCATTGGTACCAGATGCTGCCGCAGCACCACCAGCCAAGGTAGGAAAAGTTCCACCTAAACCAAGACCAGTAATTGCACCGCCAGCACCACCTGCACCACCAGTGACATCTTTACCACCAGAACCTGCGCCACCTGTTACCATTAATCCTGTTGTTGGTAATGTAATTGAACCACCAGCACCGTTCTGCGTTGCGCCAGCTGCACCACCATTCTGTCCTGCAAAATTCTGGCTCCAACCTCGACCAGCGAGTGGAAAGTTACCAGACATTGCTGTTGCAGTTCCACCAGTTGTTGAAGCAGCACCATTGGCTAATAAGAAAAATAAATTAACAGAAGATGTAACTGTAGTCGTTGGTTCAACTGCCACATAAGTTGCTGAACCTGCCACTGAAGCCAAAGCACTTGTTATCGCAGTACCCTGACGACCACCCAATCCTGTTTGAATGAACAATTCATTCGGAACAAACATCGCAGGTATTAAAAGCATACTTTGAGCACCAGAGCCACCTCCTGCTGCACCAGCGGCAGCAACAGATGTATTAGTAAATGTTCCACCAACACCTGATGCGCCAGCACCAACAGCAATCATGTAAACCCAGTTTATACCACGTGGTTTAGTCCAAGTTCTCCAATCAAGTATGTTAGTTGAAGTTTGGCCAGTAGAATCCGAATCTCCAAAGAAACTCTGGATATCTACGCCAGGATTACTAACAACATGACTAAAATCTAACATTTTTTAATAAGCACCAGCAACTACTGTAGCTACCCATCCTGAAGCTACGGTAGTTGCAACTCCAGCATATATTCTATAACCAGCTGGTAATGCAAGGTTTAATGGATAATCAATATCAACTGTGGCTGCTGTGTTTGAAGCTGTAGTTGCTGGTAAAGAAATTTCACCATAAAACACGTTGTTGGTTGCAGTACCATTGGTTGAGCCGTTGTTTATGTATATACGCATTACTGTGGCGATGTTAGTACCAATTGCTTTAAATCTAATACGTTGTACAAAACCACCATTGGTTGCATCTGACGTAAAAATCAAAATGTTGTTGGCACCAATACCAGTGTAATCAGCAGTTGCCGTTAATATTGTAGTAGAACCAATACCACCGATGGCACCGATTCTTGAAAAGATTGGGGTTGTATTTCCTGCCATTATTATTCCTTTAAGTTAAATTCCATCCCATCGCAGTCGTTACTCCGAGTCCTATTGCATTACCCATGTTAACTGCCATCGCTGCAGGATAATCACAAAATACCACATAACCAGCAGATACACTGATCTTAGCCAGCGATCCTGCTGAGGATGCTAGCACAGTGTCTCGAGAAAGGGTAGTTCCAGATAATGTGTATGTACCAATACCAACTTCCCAGTTGGCACCAGTAGTATTATCTGTTATTGTATAATATGTTTGATTGCCGTTACCAATAGCAGCAAATGACTGGTAACCAGCAACAGCACCTTGTAGGGTTATTGTGCCAGTACCAGCAGCGTTTGTTGTCTCTTGGACACGATCAGCTAATACGAGAGCCATTTAATCACTCCTTGCAGAGCGATTATTAAACCGCCTCTACTTCGCTTACTAAGAAATAGCGTTCTTGTGGAACATTATCGAAATCAGTATATTGAACTAGATACTGCATTTCGAATGTAGTACCATCAACAGCTGCGCCAGTTACTACTCCAGTAAGAGTAGTATTTTTAATTTTAACTTGGTCGTCTTTTTTAAATGCCATTTTAATCCCCTATTATACTGAAGCAGTGTAAGTTACGTTCAATGTATCGCCAGAAGCAACAGCTTTGTTACCACCAGTGAAAGAACCAGCTGAGTAAAGAATACCACCACCACCGTTGGAAGCAGTACCACGAGCCTGAGTTGAGCATAACAATGTACCAGCAATAGTAGCAGTACCAGTGATAGCGAATGCAGTTGCAGTAGTTGCTTTAGAACCAGCAGAAGCAGATGACCATGATGGAGTTGCTCTGTTAGTTGCGGAACCACCAGCAGTATAAGTAACAGAAGCTGCAATTTCTGACCAACCAGAGTGTGATGCTAAAGTATCACCAGCAGCGTATGTTGGAGTTGTACCACCATCAACTAGACCTAGATACCATGCTGCAGTATATGCAGAACCTGCTAGGTATTTATCTAGTAAGTCGTTTTTACCAACTGTTGTTACTAAGTTTGTATAAGTGTCTGTCCACTTTAAATTACCTTCTGAATCATAGCATGTTGCTGTATAAACACCAGATGCCTGAAGCATTTCGTCCATGCTGTTTCCAGTAGAAATACCACTAGAAACTACAGAGTTCGCATTTACTTGTTCCATTTAAATCTCCTTGTTGAATTAAGCGAATTGTGCTCTTACCTGAAATTGAAGTGTATCATAAACTGTCTGTTTAGTTCCAGAGTAATTTAACTCAACTTCGCCTTCGTAATACCCTGGATCCACATTTAATGCAGTCCCAGAAAAATTAAAAATTACTATCCCATCAGATCCACCATTTGGCTTAGTGCATGCGATTGTAGAAAGAACGGTAGTAGAACCTTTCGCTCTAAAATACATCTGAACTGTTGCCGCAGATACATCTATTGGAAGACCAGTAGCATGTTTAAGGGTGAGTCTGATATAAGGCAAATTATCGCCCTGAACCAGTTTAATCCTTTCAGCCATCTGTACTCCTTTTATTTAGTTACTCTTTATTTATAAACGATTGTATTTGTAATTAATCGTTAAGAATATTTTGATAGTTTTTAAGAAGAAATAACCACTGTTGATTCGTAAACTGTAACACTGATGTTCCTTTAGATTTGTTTTTGGAGTAGTGTTCCTCTCCGAACAAATCTCTAAGAGCCTCTCTCATCTGCCATCTATGAGTACTAGAATCACCACGAACTTTAATAAAAGGTTCATTAGTAGTCATGGACCAAAGTTGAAAATCATCTGTAGCGAAAAATGGAATTATTCTCTCTGCCTTTTCATTATGCATCATTGTTTTATGATCGTATAAACCAGTATACCAGTTTAAATTAAATAGACAATACCATCTTAAATCATAGATCGTTTCGATTTTCCTATGAGATGCTTTAATCATAGGATCGAAAAACTCTAACAATTCTGGATTAATATGTTTCTCATAGGATTCATAAATCGTATCTTTATTACCTAATTTGTAGTGAAACGCCATAGATCCATCTGTATCGAACATGTCATCAGTTGGACCAAATAAATGATTGGCACACATTCCACTAACGAAGATACAATCTATTGCATTAAAAGAATGCACATTAGGTGGAGGAACCTCTATTCTATATTTAAATTCATCTTTAAGTCTTCTATCAAATAAGTCACCAGATTCTATTAAAGAATTAAATGTACCCCAGACTCTAACTTGATCTGGATCATTTGAATAATATTTTAGAAGAAATAAAATAAAAGTGCTATCAAGTCCTCCAGACCAAAGAACATGAATAACTTTGTTTTGATTTAATAACTCTTTGGCTCTTTCTTCACAAACTTCCATAAAAGTTTTATTAAATGGTTTTATGGCAGGAAGATGATTAGATTTATCAATGTTTAAATAATGCGGTAAAATACCAGATCTATCGTAAACCATATTACTAGAATTTAATCCTAGTTTATTATAAGTTTCCAATAATGAATCATCAAAATCTTCAGATAAAAATGGTACCAATACATTACGATGTGTTTTTATTAAAGATGGAACCTCTTTATAATTATAATATAAAATGTCTTTTTTAAGCATAGAATCAAACTAAAAGTGGGGTTAAAACCCCACTATAATATATTTTTTATAATTAAGATTTAAGTTTATCAATAAGTCCTTCAGAAAATACATCATTGTATTTTCCATAAACAGAAGATGTCGCCTGTTTAATTTTGTCTTTTTCTTCTTGTGTTAATTCAACTATTTCAATTCCCTCAGTTTGACATGCAGTTTTAATAGCTTCAAGATTTGGCATAGAAACGAATGCAGCATTAGTAGAAGCAGTTAATAATGCTTCTTTAGTTTCATCATCTAATTCATCAAAGAACATTTTATTAATTACAATGCAACCTAGCGATAGACTATGTTCAGTATCACTAACATATTTAAAAGATTTACTCTTTATTAAAGGTAGTAAATTAAAATAATCTATTTCTGCAGAATCAATAATATTAAATTTTGCGGAAGAAACAATATTCTGATATTCGATATTATGGACTGGAGTAGATTCAATAGACTTAAACGTCTCATTAGAAACAGAGTTATTTCCTGTTTTAATTTTTTTATCTTTAAATGATGTTAATGTATCGCATTTAACTTTAGAAGCTATTACATTAGCTCCATTAGAAAACGTGAATTTTAATGCTTTGATACCAACTTTATTTTCTACACCAACCAATAGGTCAGATCCAGCTTCTCCATTTAATACAGTATAAGCATCTGAAATGCTGTCGAAAATAAATGGTAATTGCAATGCATCAAGATCTTTATTGATATCTGCCAAGACTTCAGTTGGCAAAATACCCATAGTAATATCACCCTTACCAATTAGGTGTAGGATATTACGTGGATTGCTGGATGAGTCTGGTGCATATTTCTCAACATATTCAGAAGAAGACATTACTTCAAAACTGAGTTTATCACTACACTTTTGGTCTACTTCTTTAACGAAAGAATCTGTAACATTAAAAGATACATCGAATGGATCCACAGAAACAACCCATTTTACTTTTTTAATTTCCATTTTTTATTTCTCCTAATTTACTAGTATCGAACGACCAACTGCTTGTTTGTTGTTCTATTGTTCTTTGAGCGATCATTATCTTACTATTTATAAAGTATTTTAGTATGTCCATTGTAAACTGTTCTCTATTTTCAAAACATTCCAATGGAATCAAAGTATCTCTAGACTCATAATTTTTGTTATTAGAGTCGTAATAAAATACATCTTTTATACAAAAATATTCAGTAGTGTGTTTTAATATTCTAGGATACTGTCTTATTTCAACCATGTATCCTTCAAAAAATGAACTCATGCAACCACCGAAATTGGTATAATTTTTCTTGGTTTTCTAACATTAGATGGTTTACCATTAGTCCACCAGAATATATCTTTCCTATCTTCCCTTAGTGGACCTTCGATATATTCTGGAATGCACCCAGTAATTTCTTCTATTGCTATACTAAACATAACGATATTATCACTAAATGCATTATCGCATGATGCATCCCATAGTGGTCCAGAAAGAAACATACATGCACCTTTACATATATGAATAACAGGACAGTTAGGGCACTCTTTTCTATCACTCCAATGAGTGGCAGTATTTAATTGAGAAGAATTTAAATCAGAGATATGTCCTATCTTATGAGACATTCCTGCAGGATTATTAGAAACTGCGCTAACATTCTGACATGTCAAAACATTACCATTTAAGTCTAATGCAATAGAATCTGATTTATCCATACCACACTTTTGTGGTAAAGATTCTATTCTAGAACCATTCTTAATAGAATTTAAAAATGTATTAAATTTACTGCCAATTACAGAAAATCTGCTGGCACCACCACGTCTTAATTCATCTAGAGAAAGATTTCTAAATTTATTATCCTCTTCCCCATCCAATAATGAATTGGCAAGACCACCTTCATCATAAGCATCAACGAACGCACCTTCACCAATAGTTAAAAAATCACAGTATTCTTTTCCAATATTATCAGTAATAAATTTGATAAAAAATTCTTGGATTTTTGTTCTGCTTATATTTTTAGAGTTAATCATAGAATTAAAACTAAAACGACGTTTAGGTGCCAATCTTTTATAAAGATCTAAAATGGCTTCTTTTGATACTGGATCGTCAAAAGGATCTGGTCCACGAACTGGTTGTCCTGGACCATCATGAGAAACTGCAATACCAAACCCTAAAGATTCTAGCCAGTCATTCTTTTCTTTATCCAATAAACTACCATTAGTGATAATACCCATATTGCAATTTGGATATTTTTGTTTAATCGCTTCAGCTAAAGGTTTTAGTGTTTTCCAATAAACAAATGGTTCACCACCCCAAAATTCAAAGGTTGTATTTTTTCCTAATAAATCATCTCCTCCCTCAAACCATGAGGACATATTTTCTACGAAAGGGAGAACATCATCGGGATTGGTTTGATCGGCATGAGGAACGAAACGCTGGTTGCAATAATCACACTCGAAATTGCATGAAAGACCTAGCTGTATTTTTACAGTCTTTAGGTCTTTCTTCCCATGTTCTATTTTTGCTGGAGCCAGAACATCTGGTTGTGTCATTACATTATCATAAATTGGAGTTCCATCTTCCCATGTTAATGTACTAACACTACTATCATAAATTATCACTTTATGTTTTTGTTCTTTAACATCCCATGATTTAATTTCAAATTTTGCCATATAATTTCCAAAATTGGCACTCTACCATAGAGCACCTCATAAATCTATTTAGATCGTTTTAGTGAATGTGGTTTGAGCAAGCCAAAACTTAAATCCAATTTTAACTGAAACTGTATCTCCAGAATCTAATCCTGTAGTTATAACTTTAAAAGAACCAGTTCCATTAGTTAATGGAATTTTTGTTTTTGGCAAAAATCCAGTATTTGTTTGTAAATATAAAAAATCAATTCTTTCATCGGTTGTTACATTCACAGTAATAACATCACCAGAAATACTCGAGGTCGTGTTTATCTGAGCCATTAATTCTTCTGGAGGAGATATAAATTCTTTTAATAAAGATAAACTAGTATCAACTTCTATAGTATGATCAGCGAAGCCAGTTCTATCTACAATATTATCACCACCTGGTCTAACAGTTTTTGGTGGATAATAATCTCTTGTGTCAGATATCGCCATTGGTTTTTGAATAACCAAAATAATGTCATCAGAAGTAGGATTATCACTTGTGACAAAGAAATTAAATAAAGATTTACCACCAAAAATATTATTCACACCATTCCCATATGATAAAGAATATGCATTATAAATTTTATCAGATGGAATTGTGGTAGAATTAGTAGGAAGTAAAGATTCTATAAAATCCTGATCAATTCCCCATGCTGTTTGTGCTGGAGATTTTAGTAAAGGAGTGATATCAATTAAAAAATCATAAACTTTTAAATTTTCTGTAGTGTTAGTTAATACAATTTTAAATAAATTATCTTGTACGTTCTGTATTTCCCATTTAAAATGTATTGGAGTAGTCTCCCATAAAGGGTGATCTCTTAAGTCATCTTGTATTTCTTGAGAAAACTCTGATGCGTTATCCCAATCTAAATTTGGATATAATCCATGTTTCCAATTTAAACTAATAGTATTATTAACAAAAGAATATTTTCTACTATCTGTTAGTCTTAGTGCGTATTTCATGCATATTCCTTAACAATTACAATTGCAGTTAATACAATTTAAATAATGGTGATGTGGGTCAAGACCTGTGCCAGTATCTAAATGTTCTCTTCCATAACAATTATATGAGTGAAAGAAATGAGAATATTGGCCATGATTACCAGATCCAGCACCACGCCCCCAGACACTAACGAAGCTGTTTACCTTTGTATTGGCTGCTACTGCCATATCATTTGTGAACTGTGATAGATGTCCTGGTCTACCTTGAATACCACCCCATGGTGCATGTGAAGAATGGTGAGTAAAGTCACTACTATGTGCCGCATGAGAATAAGAACTATTGAAGGCATGACTGACATTAGAAACAATAACAGCACCAGTGTTACCCTGAACAGATGATACTGGAACAGAAACGATTACGTTACCAGTCGCACCATTAACAGATTGAACTGGCACGTTAACAATAACAGCACCAGTGTTACCCTGAACAGATGTAACTGGAACAGAAACGATTACGTTACCAGTATTACCCTGAACAGTTAATACGTTTGCATTAATAGTTGGGTTACCACCAGTACCATCACCATTCTGAACAGTAATACCTGATCCTGCAGCTATAGATCTTACCGTTGCAGTCGCTGCGCCAGTTCTAATGTAAATACCGTTAGACGAAACACTAGAAAGACCAGCAAGGTTATTAGCATATGCTTGGACATCTGTACCAATTGTTAAACCTAGACCAGTACGAGCAGTTGCTTGATCGGCAGACGCTTCCAATCCACGCATAAATGCAGAAGAAGTATATGTACCAGCTGTTCCTACCCCAGTAAAATATGGAACAGCACCAGCAGCAGAAGATACACTGGCCAGTGCAGCAAGTTCAGCATCATAAGCCTGAACGTCTGTGCCAATTGCCAAACCCAATGCAGTTCTTGCAGCAGGGGCATTATTAGATCCAGTACCACCAGAGCCAATAGGTAGAGCAGTTGTAAGTGTTGTAATAGAACCACTAGTAATTGCTGCTACGCCAGTAAATGTACCAGAAAAATTCGTAGCTGTAATGGTGTTACCAGCGAAGTTACCAGAACTATCACGAACTACAACAGAACTTTTATTGACACCTGCAGGTAATGCAGAAGATGTATCTAATCCATCTAGAAAGTCAGCGTCTAGAAGAGAACCTGTACCATCAACGGTAATAAGTTTAGCCAGTACATCTGCAGCAGTATAACTAGCAGCAGTAAGACCTGTTTGAAGAGCTGTATTGAGGGCTGAGAAGTTATTATCAACTTCAGTATTAGTAAGAGGACTGCCCTTAGTACCTCTTAACGTAATGGTTGCAGCGGATATATTTGCCATTTAAGGATTCCTTTAAATCAATCTTTTTTATTCATAAATTCGATAATTAATGATTTTATCTCTTTTAGATCATTCTTTATATTATTTATGTCTTCTTCATGCTGAGAAATTTGACGATTACGATCTTCAGCGATACGTCTTCTTTCCATATATTCTTGATATTCCGTTTGACTAGTATTGATGATAGCCCCAGTCGAAACATCTCGAACTAGGCTATCATGACCAACAACTTTTAAGTAGTCCATTATGGGCAAGCAATAAGTCTAAAATCTTTAATAATTGGGACTGCAGCACTGTTTGCAGACTGCATTACTAGTTTAACCACAACAGTATCAAAAGGAATCATATTATTTAATGTATAGTCAACATCATAAAATGTGTTGTTTCCATTATCTACTTTGGTTAAACCAGTTCCATCAGCTGTAGCTAAAGTATATTTAGTTGTGTCTAGTTGGGAAGCATCACCCAAACATGTTTTATAATATACCTTAACGTCTGCCTCACTTGGGCAATTTGCACTCAATTTAATTCTAGTGTATGTAGAAGAATTTGCAAATTTTACAGGTGTGGTTACATATTTACTAATACTATTGCTACCAACTGGAGCGATCTCGTCAAAGAATAGTTCTTTCAGAGAGATAGTTGTACCAGAAGCTGCAGCTTCCGAAGCCATAACTGCCTCTGTAGAAGCAGTAGATGATACGTTAACTGTTGCTGTTGTTCCATTATCAGAGAAACCAGTAACTATCCATGTTCCATTATTAGAAGTAGTTGTAGCACTGGCAATAACAATGTATCTACCAATACCAAGTCCTGACAATACGCCTCTGGCTGTTGAGTTTGTAGAAGTAATAGAAGATGGATTACCAACATATCCAAGAAGAGCACTACCATGATAAGCAGTACCAAATGTATGAGATGGAGCACTAGTACTACCAGTTCCACCGATCAAACAGATGTATAATTTATTACCATAATAATACTGAGTTCCTGCAGTCAAAGATTGAGAACCAGTTAAAGTTAACAATGTTCCAGTAATGGCAAAGTTAAATGCACCAGAAGAACCTATGTGAACTTGTTTCAAATCTAATGCAGCCACGTTAGTGTTTGCTTCTGTTGGCCAGTTTAATTTATTTGAAATTAACTGAACGCTAGAACGTGCAGTATCTATAACTGGAGAGACTGAATCATTTGTAGTGGAAATCTGTGCAGTTAATATTAAAGATGGAGAACGAGTTGAAGGATCTAATTCTGCAGCAATAAGTTTTGTCTGTTTAAAGATATTATCTTGTTTCATCAAAACTGATGTAGAAGTATCTGTAGAATATGCAGTTTGATTACCATCCATTGATGTACCAGTAGTTGTTGTAACAGAATAACTTACTTTATTATCAGAGAAAGCCTGAACTTCCATTGTTGGGTTTAAAATATCATAAGTGATATTATGTGTGGCTCTCAATAAATTACCACCAGCATATCCAGTACTAGTTGCATTAGTAGCAGTTGTTATTGTATAACAATGCATATCTACGTTGCTAACAGTTTTACTTCCACTAGACAAAGTTGGTGCAGAGCATATTTCTGTGTATGGAATTCCATTAAATGTTGTTAATGAAATATATGTTAATACAGCAGTACCATTAGTTGCTTGGCCAACAGTATGAGTTGGCGCAGAAGATCCAGTGGTTCCAGCAGTTGTTACCTGATAAACTTTACCACTTGATATTACATAAGAGTTTAATGTAACTGCAGTAGATGCTGCCCATGTTGTCGATCCATATGTAATCCATGGCACTGTAAGTTTAACAGATGATGCTGTTACAGGACTGAAACCATGGTTAGGGTGCCAGACTCTTACTGTGTTGCTTCCACTAACAGTCTGTAGAGGATCGCCATAAAGTTGATCATATGGTAATACGTTATTAACAAATGATACGTTGGCGATCGAATTTGTAGTAAACTTAGCACGATATAAAGTAAATTTAATATCTTGATTTTGATCTGGAGTCCATGTTGAAGCATTTTGAGACTTAAACATTACACCAGCATATGGTTGCTCAGAAATAGTTCTACTAGTTCCAGGAATCTCGTCACCCATATTAGAGATCCAAACTTTATAATTGTTTGAATCTGATTGGATAACGAAACAATATTCTTGACCATCCATCACATAAACAGGTGCATCAAATTTAAAATTAGTTGCAACATTATAGTCAGCGTAAGAATTTCCATCCCATATTGTTACTGGATTGTATCCAGAAGCTGTAGGATCTGCACCAGCAACTGGGGCATTAACCGAATCTGATTTCAATGATACTGTACTAAATGGAAGAACATATTTTCCTGGAGTACCATTAACTATTTCACGAATAGAAACAGTGACAGGAATATTTGCATCTTTAGTTGCAAAGAAAATATCAATAGATGTTAAGAATGCTCCACCTTTATTTTGAACCAAGAATGATTGTGCAAGTGGATCATACCAACCAGTATCAGAAATAACTGTTGTAACCCCACCACCATAACTTCCATCTTTAGATAAAGTTTGGTACATATTAGGATTATTTGCATCATAATTAATCTGTTCTTGAACATATTCTGGAGATCTAATAGATTGAACTACAGATTGAACAGTCTGTAGTGTTCCAGTAGCATCATACATGCCCATAGCACGTGATGTATAGTTTCCGAATGCTGTAGAAGAATCAACTAGTTTAAGTTGAGACTTGCCAGTTCTGAAACGAATAGATTCAGTATTTGGAATATAGTATAAGAAATTAAGTTCACCAGCCTGATTAGTGGTTAAAGTAGTATTAACTGTTGTTGATATTACAGTACCAGTAGCACTATTATTAAGAGTACCAGTGATAGTTTCGTTTGCACTGAATGTTCCAATAATATTGACTAAATCTAAGGCATATGAAGTTGTACCATCAGAATTTAATATTGTATATTTTCCAACAACTACAGCAGAAGCTGTTTGTGCCTGATTATTGATGACATCACCTTTTGTTAAACAAACCTGTGTATCACCAGCTATTCTTCGCTTAGCATCTGTACCTGCACCACCAACATTTGTTGTAGTATCAAATAATTTATGTGTAACCAGTTTGGCAGAAGAAGTTGAGCCAGTTGGCGTATAAATCATCGTTGTTGTTGGAGTGCAATAGTCAGAAACTGCAATCTCATTAAAATATGCATAGAATCTTGTATTTGGTTTTAACCCTTTGGCTTGAACCAATAAATTTCTAGATCTTACATAAGGAATCATTGCTGTAGAAAGAACCTTATCGCCAACAGTGACTCTATCTGTTTTAGGAATAACAGATGTTTTAGTTCCTGTTCTAGATTTAAATCCAGTTTGTGACCATGTAGTTACACCTGTAGTAGATGTTGTTAGAGATCTAAGAGCCATTCCACCATTGGCTGACCAATTTCCACCTAGATTATTTAATTGATCTCTACTTGTACTATTTTGATTATATGATTGAATCGTTGATGGTGCAGTAGAAGATTGAACGCCATTCCAATGGTCATTCCATTCTCCCCAAATAGGGAATCCATTATTTGAATCAACCCAATTTTTAACAGCGGTATAATTATCAATATTCTCAACCAATTCTGGCGCACGAGCAGTATCAAACCAATCATCAGATGGTGGATTAATTTGAACAGTTCCTAAGAATGTAAATATTGCAAATGGATTAACATTCTCAAGTCTAGATGCATATCCTTGTTTAATAAATTCTTGTGATGTATATGGTAAAGTTATAACATCACCAGTTAATTGATATCCTGAAGAAGTTCTAGCAGCAGTGTTAGAATTTTGTTCAATTAAATCAACATTATGGGATGTGTGCGCTGGACGTAATAAGTTATTCTTCATATCAATAGAACAAACATAGTCTTTTGACGTAGTATTTGCTAATGAAGAACCACCGAAATTGTCAACGACAAATCCGTTTTTCATTCTATCAAGACCAGTACTATCTGTAATTTTAAGTGTACTAGTTTCTGCTTCTAATAAAGATAAAGAAGTATAGTATTCTAAGTTATCAATACGTTTTTCAAGTTTACCAATATCACGCATTGTGTAGCGTTTGTTATCGACTTTAATGACAGCTACGCTAGATGTAGTAGTACCAAATGTATATGGTTCTAATGTTAGATTATAAAGAACCATCGCATTGGCTGGTGCTGTTGGCTCTCCTGGAGAAACAGATGAAACACCAAGAACATCAAAGAATGTTCCATTTTTATCAATAGAAATTTTATCTTTTCTACCAAGATAATAGCTAAAGTCTAATGTTGTATATTCACCTCGTTTTGGTGGATTAGACCATGAAGAGCCAGTACCAGCAAATACTCTAGTAGAAGCATTAACAGATTTATTGGCAACTCTTGGACGGAAGTCCAAAGAGTCTCTCAATAGAGGAGGAATTTGTTTATAATCTATCGAATAAGAATCTCTATCAAAATAATCTCCAGCACCATGTTCAAAATATTCATATTGAATTTGAATTGGATTTGATGGAGCTGTATATGAAGGTAATAGATTTAATCTACCCAAATCATAATGAGTAGTTCTTTGTCCATTATCAAAACTGTAACGCTCAGAGATATCTTGTGTATAATAAGAAGGGTCTTTAGAAGCTGTACCACTAAAAGACAATGATGGAGCCATCTTAATGCTTATAATTCTAAACACATCAGCTTTATCTAATAATAGAGTTGTAGCCTGTGCAGTATCAGCAGTAATAAAGGTATCATGATCTTTTGTACCATCACTAGAGATTGGTGATACAGTTGTGGTTAATGATTTAGTCTTTTCGAATCCTGATCCACTTTTCTTAACTGCAGCAATAACTGAATATGTTCCAGCTGATGGGACAGTTATGGTTACGTTACTTCCAGAAACAGAAATTTTATCATATGTAATATTCTGTATACTTCCATCAGAATCTTTAGTTACAATATAATTGTCCTGATCTGCAGCTGGAGCAAATGTTCCAGCGACACTTAAACCAAGAGATGTAGTTGCTGTTGTGACACTGGTAAATTTAACGTATGAATAGTAGTTTAAGTTATTAACACCACCACTACCAGAAGTTCTTACATTCTTAACAGAAGAATATGGAAGTGGGAAAATTAATGATGTATTTGTTGCTTCATTAATAGCAGTACTTGCAATTTGCATTGCACCACCACTAACTGTAATTGCTGAATCAACAGTTATTGAAGTTTGGCTGTTAATTGCTGTAACTTTACGATAACTAGAAGCAGAGCCATCAGTGATTAAAAGATAATCATTAAGTTTAACATCAGTTTGGAAAGATGTTCCAGTACCAGTTAAAGTGGCAGAAGCAGAAGCAGTGACAGATCCAGTTATTTTAGTTAATATAGGTTGGATATCTGCTGTGAAGATAAGAGTGCCACCTGGATTATAGTATATTGATTTTACGTTTCTGCTAAAATCATAACCAGAATACATCTGAATATCAAATAAACCCAATTTGTAAATCGATGTGCTACCATATGGAAGGACACTTTGCCATTCCATAAAACGAACACGTGCGGTTCCAACTGCAGTTCCTAGATTGGATGCTGTTGTAGTTCCTCTATATGATGATCCAGATAATCCATTATACAATGTAACAATACCAGCACTGTCTACTGGTGGTGGGTTATACACGTTTGTTACATTAATGTAATTTCCGATTGTTGGTGCCAATACTGAACTTGTTGCTTGTTCATAATCTCTGGCTTTTGGCACTGTTAAGTATGATGTTCCAAGTTTTTCAATCTCAACACCTCTAACATAAGCCTTACCAGCTTCTAAACCAATAGCCAATTTTGTTTCATCACCATCTAAATTAATACCACGATTGTATAGTGGATTTATATCATAGAACCATGTGATAGTACCATCTGATGCATTACCAGATGTATGAGTTGGAGCTGTACTACCAGAAGTTGCGCTAGTTCTAGCTGTATAAGTTAAACCAGCATTTGTTACAACATCACCAATTATATAAGCAGTATTCTGTGTCCACTGCCCACGATTATTATTTCTATGTTCACGAACATCAATGTTAAAATCACGAACAGTGTAATCTCCAGATTCATCATAAGTACGACGTGCAAGTTCGACATCAATATCTGAATAGATCTGATTTAATGGATTATCAGGAACAATTGTTGCAACTTGTCCATTAGTTACACGGATAAGTTCAATAAAATTATAATCACTAGTATCTGATAATGAACGCTTTGCTAGAGTCAAATCAATATAGTAACGATGCGCTCCAGGCGCAGCAAAGTTGTAACTATTTTGAGCATTATCTAATAAAGATTCATCATCCTCTGATGTGATAATTTTCTCAGATACTTCCAAACCAATACGATAAGATGGAGTACCAGTATATTTGTCTAATACTAAATTCTGTTTTTCAACTAATACGAAATTCTTATTGACATAATAAACACCACGTTCTACAGTGGTCATGGAACCTTTACCAGTAGAACTAGTAGAGTATGCCTGAACATAAAGAGAGCTAGAATCAGTTGTATGAATAACTTCGTTATCAGCGAATGTTTTTGTTACTTTATCTGTTCCAGAAGCAGTATAACGAATATAAAGTGTGGCAGGATCAGTATTCTCAGCTGGCAGTGCTACGATAACTTGAGCAGTAACACCAGTAGTTCCACCAACAATAGTTTTTCCATTTAACGAATTAATAAATGTAGCAACAGCAACACCATTATAAGAATTCTGTAATTTAACATAATCTATACCTTTGGTGTTTGAGTAGGCAGTTTCAACAGAAGCCTGTCCAGGAACAACCATAGCACCTTGTTTAAATGCATTATCACCATGACGAGATATTTGATTTTGCAGAATAGTCTGCAATTGAGTCAATTCACGTGCCTGAACTGCAAAAGATGGACGAAATAGTATACGATAAAACTTTTTATCTTCACTATAATCGTCATTGTATGGTTCGGTATTAAAATCGATCATTCGTTTACTCTTCTCTAATTGTTAATTACTATTATTTATTAGAATTTAATAACAGTTCTTAATGTTACTGTTTGGTCTGTAGTTGGTGTAAATGCCTGTTTATTATCTATAAACATAATATGACCAGAATATTTATCAACAGTCGGTGTAGTCACTCCAGCAGCTGTGAAACTATTAGCAACAGAATTTAAAAATACAGATCCAACTGTTGGTACAGCATTATCCAAAGATTGTAATAATACTTGAGTTGATGTTATGGCAACAATTCTAAATCTTCTTCCTGTTGTAGTACCAACTGTTATTAGCATATCTTGAGTGAATTGATTTGTATCAATTTGTGCTGTAACAACCCAGCATGCTGATGCCAATGAACTTTTTAGGTTACCATAAGATCCATACTGTCTTGGGTTTTTAATAATACCTAACTGACGGAAGTCATTATTTACATCAAATCCTTGATTCTTATCTTTAGATATATTTGTATAGAACATTAAAGTGCTTGCAAACATACCAGTAATAGGATCTTTACCATGACCACCATATGGAGCCATTACCGCTCTAGCCTTAGCACCATATCCAGTACCAGAGATTGTAATATTCGCCCATCTATATCCTAGACCATAGTTATCTACCACTATTTTTTTAAGAACACCACCATCAATTACTGTATGTGCAGAAGCACCTGTTCCATCTCCATCAATAGTTACTGTTGGTGCACCACCATATCCATATCCACCAGAGATAATTGGATACGCCATAATACGTCCGTCTGGAGTAAGCAATTCGGTATTTGCTTGTAACGTATTAATATCTCCTGGACTTAAATCGACTGTTAAAGAAGCCTCTGTCCCAGTAGTTCCACCATCACCATCACCACTAACTGTTAAGTTAGCATACGTATATCCAACTCCACCATCATCAATTTGTACAGAAGTAATTTGTCCATTATTAATAATAGGAATCAATTTTGCCTCTGATTTAACAGAAGAAAAATATCCAGTCGCACCTGATCCACCAGAAACTGGAGATATAGAAATGCTAGGTAATGAAGAATAACCAGAGCCGTATTTCAAGATAGCTGTTGCAGTAGCTGGAGAACCAGCATATGTTAATACTGCAGTTCCATTTGTAACTGCGCCAGAAGTATGTGAAGGATAAATTGAGGAACTACTAGTTCCAGCTGTCGTTACAGTGTACAGACGAGTTTGATAATATATCTGCTGTCCTAAAGTATATGCAGTACTAGTGGAAAACTGAGTTCCAAATGTTACTGTCGGTACTGATGTATAGTTCTGTCCAGCATCTGAAATGTATACTCTTTGAACAGAAGTGCCACTCATTACAACAGCACCAACGAATCCAGATCCGCTTCCACCTGTTACATTAACAGTTGGAGCAGTTGTATATCCAATACCACCAGAGGACATTGTTATATCATAAAGCATACCATTTAAGGCAATACTAGTCACTACACCAGCAGTTACAACTGGAGTTCCAGTTACTCTGGTTCCAATATATTTTAAAGCAGCTGTTCCGTTTGCAACAATACCTGATTTATGAGATGGCGCTGGAGCAGATGTAACTCCAGTAACAGTTGCTTCATATAAGTTATTGTTATATTCTACTTTTTGTCCAAGCAAAATAGAATTACCTGCAACCCAAGTGTTTGCTCCATTGAAAGGTGGAGCAAACAATACAGTGGCACCAGATGTATAACCAGTTCCACCATTATTAATATTAACAGAAGTCAATAGAAGAGGATCAGAAGCACGATATCCGTCACCTGAAACAGAAATACTAGCATAAGTATAGTTTTGTCCAGGATTTTCAATAACTATGTTTAAGATCTCACCATCTGAATAGAATTGTGATTTTAAAGAGTTCACAATCGGCATGTAAACATCTGTCAAGAATTTATTGCGTAAGGCAATTGGGATACTATACAAATATTTCCACATATATCCGTCAGGCATAATAACTGGATCTACAACAGTACCAACTGGTTTATATGTAGAAATTGCATTATTATTGTTGTCAAGACATTTATATACGTTATATTCATCTGTCATAGCATAACAATTGGTGTCTTCTAAACGCTGTGCACCTGAATATGCTTTACAAATAACACCAGTAGCATATGCACCTTCGCCCCCACCACCAAGAATGTTTATAGTTGGAGCAGATGTATATCCAATTCCTCTAGAAGTAAGTTCTACAGATGTAACAACACCTTCTGTTAAATATGCAACTGCAGCAGCACCTGTGCCACCACCGCCTGTAATTGTCACAGAAGGCACGTCTGAGTAACCATATCCACCAGAAATTAAATTTATCCCCTGCACTTCAGTGCTATACTGGTCATCATACATATCATAAATCGTACCAGAAGTCCAATCACGTCTAATAATAACGAAAGAGCAATCAGTTGATTTGATTTCTTTCATCGTAATTATTTCATTACGTGTTTGTAATTCATAGTTGTGACTGTCCACAGGGTAGGGTGGAGATGCTTCGTCTACCCAATTGATGGTTTTACCTAAAAAATAATAGTATCTTCCACTACGATTTTGAAGTTCATCATAGATACCCTCTGCAACAGAGTTATGCAATGGCGATTTCAGTAAAGAGGATGTCATTTTTTATTAACTTACAGTTACTTTCCATGTAACAGCGATAGAATCGCCAGCTGCTTTGTTTACAACAGGGAATGTTGTACGGCACATCATAGTACCACCAGAAGTACCTGCGGATGCAGGATTAAAAATACCTGCTTCAGTGATAGCACCAGTACCAGTACCAGCTGGGAAAGTTGCAGTTGCAGTAACTTCGTTACCAGAAGTACCACCTGCAGAGAAAGATGCTGTTGCAACTCGACCAGCCTCAGAAACTAATACAGTTTGTGTTGCAGCAGGAGTTGTAGTTCCAACACCAATAGCCATGGTATTCATAATCTGAGTACCAGATCCAGTCATACGTTGAGCAATATACGCTTTACCAACAGTCATAACTAGGTTTTTAATGCTACGTGTTTCTTTAATCTGGCCAGCGTCATCAGTAACTACGATATCTACGTGTCCTGTTACTGTTAGATCTTGTTCATTTAAATCCATAAAAATCTCCTATTATTGAGTAATTTGTTAAACTCCAGCACCAGTAAAGGTCTGGTATCCGAATCCTTGCCCATCTACATATGGAACACCCAAATATTGACCACCATCATTCAAGAAATAGTCACCTAATACATATGGGTTTAAATCTACAGATCCACTTTCACCAGAAGTTGGTAATAAAACATTATCATCTCCAGCGTATGTTCCACTTCCAACAATGAAGTACTGACTATTTAAAGTTGTAGTAAGAGCAAATGCTGGGTATGTTCTATTTAGGTCAGTTGCACTTAGGGCATCAGTATCACTAATAAGTTGTGTCTCATTATCTATCGTAGTTCCATCATACAAATAATGCACAGCATCCAGCAATTTACTTGTACCAATAACATTAACACCGATACGTGTTAAACTAGAATAACCCATTGATACCGTGTCTTCAGTAATAACCTGTGTATTATTATCTAACACATTATCATAATTAAAAGTTGTATTATCTAATGTTTTACCCACAGCGAAATAAGGAAGAGTTCTCGATAGATCATTAGTATTTCCAGTCTCATCCATTATTACAGATTCACTATCTGTAGTAACCCCATCATTAATATAGTGATCTAAAGATAGTAATTTTGTAAAATCAAATACGTTTGCTCCGAGACGAGTACTACTGTCTGCATAAGTTGCAGTAGTCTCTTGCATTGTAACATCTTGAGATTCAGCAGTTCCAAGATATGTTAATGTTGTGCTGTCAAGTGGTTTAAGTATATCAAGATATGGCATCGTTCTAGTGCCATCAAGAGCTATACCAAATTCATTTATAGTGACAGATTCGCCTAATACGTTTCCATCATAATTTAATGTAGTACCATCTAATGGTTTTGTTAAATACAGATAGGGAACTGTTCTTTGTAAATCTGATCCAACTCCAGAAGATGTCAAAACTCCATCATTGACTGTAACAGAAAGAATCTTGATCATAGACTCAAGTGTTAACCCAATATCAAATTCATTGCGGATGTCATATTCACCAAAGATAGCCATACCAGCAGGATGAATTAAATTCTTAACTGTTGTTTTATAACTGTTTAGCGTCTCATCAATTTTAATTACATATGAATATGATTGGTAATAGTAACTATCTTGAATGTAAATAGCATCATTCAAGAAACCATCGTTATTGATGTAATAACCTGGATATTTCGCCAGTGGACCAAGAGAAACTTTAATAATTGCTGGAGATGTAGAAGTAGCTGTTGCGTCTATACTACTAATACCGAATTCTCGAATAACTAAACCAGCAAATGCACCATCTAAGAAATTGCCTCTGACTGATCCATATGTTGCAATATCAGCTGCTATTTCAGATGCACTTTCTAAGTTATAGTCTGCATAGTTGAACGAACCATTTTCAGAAAAACCATCTAATCCTTCTGTTATACTTAAATTAACAAAAGAGTTAACACCACCACCTGGACGAGATCTAGCAACACTTGTTAATCCAGAAGCAGTTGCGCCTTTGTAAGTTGTGGTTAAAACTAAAGTCGTGCTATTAGTTACACTTTGAACAGTGTAATACCCATTTGGGAAAAATAGATAATCTCCTGGGGCTACTTGACTTGTGAAAGAAGATGAACTTCCTGTAACTGTTGTTGAATTATTAGTGACAGATAATGTACCTGACAAAGTAGTATTGGTTATTGCTTGGTCAACACGTTGGACGACAGTTCCAGCAGTTCCAGCAACATCTTGTCCAGAAACGCTTGATATTGTTGTAGTAAAATCTGTGGTATAACCAATACCATATTTAATAAATTGCGCTTGAGCGATTCCACCATTACTATCAACAGCAGAAACTTTTAAAATTGATCCATAACCATTATAGTTTTTAACATTATAAATATCACCAACTTTAAATCCAGTTCCAGGAACCTGTACTTGTAATCCTGCAGTCGTTGTTAATATTTCACCGCTAAAATAAATCGCATTAGCATCATCACGAAAACGTATTCTATCACCAACAGAAATATTACCGAAGAAGCGACGATCTATAAAGAATTCATAAATATCGTCAGAAACAAAAACCGCACGATCTACTTCAACTTCAACGTATTGACGACGATCAACTAAAACTCGAATAACTTTACTAGTTGTAACAATATCTACAAGTTTACCAACAATGTCGTTTGGGTGTCCCTGCAATATTTTAACGAATATAGAAACGTCTTGATTCCATTTACCGTCAGATGCACGCAGCATCTGTTTGGCAGGATAATCAACAGTAACTTCTTTATTAAAAAGAATTTTAAAAAGAAGTTTATAAGATGATTCACTACCTTTGGCAAGATAGTGATCTTTAATATGTTGTAATAAAAATCTTTGATCGACAGTACTATACGGAAGTTTTAAAGCAAGTTCATCTTTAAAATACGTAATAAAATCATCTAATGTTTTGTCTAAATCACGTGTCGTTAATAAATCTACTTGTGTAGATTCCAAGAATTCATAGTAAGCCTGAAGAAATGTTACGAATTGATCGTAGTCTTCTCTTACGAACTCTGGTAGCTGTGACGCTATTAAAGATTTTAATTGTGGTTTAGTAATTGCCATTATGAACGACTAGAAGTAAACTGATAATTATATCCACCACGTAAATCTCCAGAAGCAGTCTGATCTGCTATTGCTGTTACATACAGATGGTCTGTTGCAATTTCTGCTATCTGAGTTAAGGCAGAAACTACGTCATTTGAAAGAGGACGAATAGAAATTTCGAAATCAACATCAGCTAATGCAACAATATTTAGGTTGCGTATATCGATATATCCTCTTGTATAGTCAATAGTTCCTAATTGATTATCAACAATGATTTTAATACCATTATCACCATATCTCCAAAGACGAACATAACTAACACCATCGTCATCAAGATAATGAATTTGATCTGAACCAGAGATATAAAAACCAGTACTACTAAATGAACTTTCTGGTAAACCAGTGCTCAAAATTGGGTTAATCATATTAAGAATATATTGAGCACTAGTATTATATCTTGGTGACAATTTTCTACGTAAAAGGACTGTTGTAATATTGTTTACGATAGAAGGGTCAGTTTCATCTATTAGCTTGCTCAACTGAGAGTATCTAAATACACCATCAAATGTTTGTAGATGAGTATTGTTATATTCCATAACTGCGCCACGAACTGCACTGGCAATCTCAGAAGCAGTTTTCACAGTTGACTGTTCATTATAATAAACAGTAACATTTAAAGCGATATTAATATATTCTGGATCCACAATTTCTGGAATTACTGAAACTACGCTTCTAGAAGATAAAACGCTGGAAACAATTTCTGCTTTTTGTACAGTAGTTAGTTTAGTAGCATTTCTAGGTTTAACGCAAATAAATGTTTTTCCGTAAACAGGAGGATCGTTATCTTCCCCACCCCAAACAGTTACAGATTGTGCTTGTGGGATATTTGCATAAATTAACGCTTTATAATCATCTGGTGTTACTGCACGATTTTGAGCAGCATATGTTCTTGGTGCATTAAATCTGATACTATCAACAGTTTCTTTATCTGCTCCATTATTAGCATAATCTACTACAGTCACAGAAACGACTGAACCAGAAAGAAGAGTACTACCATTATATGTGAAAGATCTTGCTCCATTGGGCGCATCTAAACTAGAAACGAAATAATCTAAATGAACTATGTTACCATTAGTTAATGCACGTCCTATGTTATCATCTCCAAAAGTCATTTCATAAAGACCATCATCTATCTCTTTAACCCAATATGCATTAGAATCATTTGCTACATCTACTAAAACACCAGCTTCAGTCCATGCTTCATATACGTTAGAGTTGGAGTTTTCTTGAACTCTAACTTTTAATGTTTTAAGATCTACATTAGTATTTGGAATAATATAACGAAGTCCTTCTGAAACTGTATAGTTAAACTTTAGTGGAGTTCCTTCAACTATTTCTAAGTCATAAAATGTGTAAGTAGTTCCAATTTTATTAATAGTAACAGTACCAGTAGTATAAAACGTATATGTAGTTCCATCTACTGTAGTGGTAAATGGACTATATGCTGGAAGTGTTAAGTTGACTGGCAAATTTGAACCACCAGAAATAGTGACAGTTACATTTGCTTTAGAACATGTGGCAGATCTTGGGCTATATCCAAGCATTTTTGATATTGATACTACGCTATTTCTTTTACGAGCAGAATCTAAAAACATCTCATTAATTGCCATATTATTGTAAAGAGCATTGTAATGAGTATTGTAAGCCAAAATGTCCATAAGAACAGACATTGCTGATCCTTCAAAATCGTAATCTTGAAATTCTGTCTGTCCCTTTAAGAAATTTTTAAGATTAGTTTTGATGCCATCAAAATCTAATTCTGTTACTGTAATTCTTTTATTATTTGCCATTTATCGTGTTCTCTCTAGAGTTAATTCAAGAGTTATTGGTTGAGATGTATGGATAATTTTAAATTCTATAGTTACACCTATTGTGTATTCATCTGGACTTATAGAAATAATAACATCTATTAGCTCAACTCTTGGTTCAAAATTATTAATAGTATCAATAATAACACGTTTCATTGAAGCACCCAACATTGGGGTAGCTGGTTCGAATAGAAGACGTTTTATTGGACTTCCAATTTCACTATGGAAAGGTCTTTCATAATTTGAAGTTAAAATAAGAGATTTTAAGGAAGCCTTAATAGCATCCTCATCATATCTGCGTGTTATATCTTTAGTTACTGGGTGAGCAGTAAAATTAAAATCCAGATCTGAAAAAAGTCTTGTTTTTGCCATAATTCTTTATTTAGGTTATTCTATGAAAGTCTTTGCAGAACCTTGCGCCACAGTATCACCATCAGCAATCCCATCATTAATTCTTGCAGCAAGATTTCCTTCAAAATAGGTTTTAGAAGCTCCAGAAGTTATTTGGCGAAGACTTGTTTGGTGTGTAGTTCTACCAACTGTATGTGCATCAAATTGATCCCCAACAACACCAATTAAACCCTCAGCAACATAACTTTTCGTGCACTGAACCAACGTGTTTAAACCAGTAGGAGATCCACCATCGGATCCTGCTGATAATGCACCTTTGTATGTCACTGCTGCCATTATGCTGGTTTATTCTTTGGTGGTATATCTGTTAGTAGATAGAATCCTGAAGGAATTCCTTTACTATCACGTTTGTATGTTGAATCATTCACCATCGTAAATGCCATTTTTCTGTTTCCATTGGGCTTATATCCAGTATGGATCCATACAGAAGTTGGGTTTCTATATTCAAGAATGATTTGATCGTAGGTTATTAATCTTTCCAGTTTTTGCACTAAATCATAAGTTGATTGATAACGATCTGGTGATAATAAAGCGATATCGAAACAGTGTCCTTTACAGTGATCAGAAAATGGTGATTCAGTAGGAACAACACCCTTCAAACGATAACCAGAAGAAATCTTCCACTGTTTATTGTATCCTCCGATACCACCTGGAAGTGCAGCCAAATATGGCTCTAATATGTTTTGTGCAGACATAGCCAGATTACAAACAATTTCCTGAACAGTATATAAACGCTCTGGAGTATTTGGACCATCTTTTAACATTTGATCCACTAGTTTATGTTTACCGTTAACTCCACCATCCATACACATACCAAGAGTAAAATTCTTAGAAAGTGTATAATCATTGGTAAAGTTTTTAGTAGCGTAAATTATCTTACAATCAACTGGAACAGTCGCTCCTGTGCCACCACTTGCTGCAGGTGCTTCTTCAGTTGCTGATGGGGCAGGGGCATTAGGAATACCCTGTTGAGTCTGTTTATTAGAATTTTGACGACCTTCAGGTGTGTCATAATCTTCTGGAGTTTCTACTGCAGCTTTTTCTTCGACTTCTCGTTCAGGAGGAATTAAATATGGGATATTTGGATCTAATGGTGAACCAGCATCTGGAGGTGTTAATTTAACTGCAGTTGGACTTGTTGCACTAACACCAAAGTTACCTTTACTATAATTAACATTAGTTACTCCAGAGGAATTAATATCAATGGTTCCACTTGATCCGAGTTTCATAGCAGTATCAGCCAACTGATTAATGTTTGCTGCCTGTAGATTAAAATCACCTACAGCTTTAATATTAAAACTACCACCAATCGCAAAGTCTACATTATTTGCAACTCCAAGGGAAACATTATTACCAACTCTTACATTTGCATTTTGTGACACTTCGATATTAGCATCAGTTCTACAGAAAATATTTGCATTTCCATCAACTGTTAGATTATATTCACCAGCCACATGGATACATCCGTTACGTTCCATAAGGGTAAAATTATCACCAACAATATAATTAACAACTGTACCATTGGCATCTATCTCGTAGAAAGTTCCAGCACGATGGTATGTATGGATTCTCTCATGACCTGGACTATCATCAAATTCTTGAAGATGACCAGATTCAGTTTCAAATACTTTATTGAATGGATACTTTGCACCGAATGCAGTTTTTGGTTGATCCCATGATCCCTCATCATATGCTTTTGGAACTCCAATTTTTATATTGGCATCTTTTTTCTCAACAATAGTTCCATCAATAATACCACGTGCGAGACGATTTGTATCTGGTTCATTAATGTAATCTTTTAAGGGATACTTATTATTTGGATCTCTAAATCCTGTATTGTCACTACCACGTTTAATACTATCTGGAGATGGTCCAGGTGTTGGTGAAGAACCATCTGCTGGTGGTTGTGCAGGTGGTGAACCAGCATCTTTTTCTACAGCACCAGTCGCTGCATCACCATAAAAATATTCATAGTATGATAATTTTCTTGCAGCAATGTCTGGAGAATTCACCCCAACTGCTTTTTTCGCTGCATAAAAATATCCTGGATGATCAGTTGATTTTACACCTGATGGTACACGATCCTTAATATAAAGTGCAGCAATGAGAGCACTGGTATTTAAATCATTATCCAGAGAATCTGGATTATTAAGAATATCAATCCCCAAACCCATCTTATTTGCTAGATCATTATATCGTTTGTAGTTTCCACGTCCAGTTAACTGAATAAAACCACGTCCATAATATTTACCACCATCTTCATCAGTTAAATTGCCAAGGAAACCTTTACCACGTTTCGTTGGTCCATAAATGACTTGGAAAAACTGCTCACGTGTAATACCTTTCTTTGAAGCATCAGAATACTGTTCTGCTTCTGCGTCAGTTAAGAAAGAGAAAATTTGTTTAATTCTAGGTTTAGAATAACTAAATGATTCGTTCTGAGGAATCCATGTAGATTCACCTCCAGCAATTCCAAGTAATGCACACTTCTGTTCTTTTGTAGTTAATCCAACTCTATCACATGCAGCAATAAGTGCTTTTATACCATCAGAAGATCTACCTGCATTAGGAGAAGATTTTGGTGGTGGAGTTGTTGGAATAGAAGTATTAGTGGAAGTTTGGGCAACAGGGCTGTTTCCTATTTGAACTGGTGTGCCATCAGAAGTTGTTACAGGTTTTCCACTAGAATCTGTAAGTGTAGAAGAAGCCTTACTAGAATTTACTGCATCTAAATTAGATGGTGCGTCCTTGAAAGTTATAATGTTTTCACCATAACCATTAACTTCTTGACTAATACTAATTTGAGTAGGACTATCTACACTAGTAATAAATGTTCCATCTTTTAAACCAAATCCAATAACACGCATATTGGCTTTTAGATTTGATGTAAGATTAGTTTTACCAGTCTGTTTATCAATAAATGTTAATTGTTTTCCAGAAACTGGACCAACAATAGTTCTAAGTTCAATGTCTTTAGTTTTTGTTGCAGAATTTATTTCTACTGCATTGTCATCATCATCAATAGATGCAGGAATCTGAGGTATTCCACCAACAGTGCCAAGCATAATGGGTTGTTGGTTATGTTCATCTGCGAACATAACAATAACAGTAGTACCTTCCACTGGACCAAGTGGAGTGAAACCTATACCATTCATAGCAGCTGAACCAATAGGTTGCACTGGCATTGACCATGGAAGGTCATTAGTTGGGAGTTGTGTTTTATCGTGGGTATGTAAACCTACTATTCGAACCTGACAACGTCCAAGTTGTAATGGATCTGCTCTGTTTTCAACTACACCTGTGTATATCATTTCACTGCCTTATCTACGCTCATTAATAAACTATCTTTGATCAATTCCATATGACATTCATGCATTTCTCTATTGATGTCATGATTAATCGCAGAAACAATATAATTACCAGAAAACATCTTATCAGTAATATCTGTATCTTCTTTTCTTATTGGTTCCATTTTATTTAATGTTACCTTAAATTTCTGACCAACTGTATAATCAAATCTTCCAGGAACAGTTACTGTAATTTTATTTGTTTCTGCAGCTTTTAATAATGATAATCGTTTTTGTATATTTTTATAAGTAGTGGCGTCACCATATCCACTAAAATTGGCATTGTCTCTTGGTAAATTTATAATCAAAGAATTCGTTCTAAAAATAGAATTTGTTGTACCGATATTATATTTGTTTAAATGGGTTTGCTTATCAAAAACATCAAACATATTATAATTTTTGACATTATATGATTTTTTAGTTATATCATAAGAAATAACTTTAGAAGCAAACAATCCGCTACGAATTCTATCGATATAATCAAAACCTGTAGGGATACTTAGATCTGATATTCTTTTATAATCTTCTTTAACATCTCTAATGTCTGCTCCCATTGGAAGTTTATCACGTGTGTATCTATCATAAATTAGTTCTTGATATACAGCATTTCCATATAATGTTTCTAAACTAATAAAATAAAATCCTTCTCTATTTTCAAAAAACAAATAACTCGGTGAATTATTTTTATTTTCTGCAAATGAAGATGCATAATTAATAGATTTAACTGGTGACCAAAAATTAGAAATAAATTTACAGCTTCTTGCTGTTGGTTCGATAGTTAAAGTTTTTTCAGATTGAAGACCATCAACTTTATTAGTAACTAAGTCTTTAACAACATCTCCTACGTTACCTGTATAAACTTTACTAAGTTTTTTATTGAGATCTATAATCGCTTCAGATGAAATAAAATGTAACTGATAAACTACACTTCTATCACCAAGAAGTTCTCTATCAGTTAATTTGTATATGTAAAATATACCTTTAATTGTTGCTTTATCAAAAGCTGGAGTACTAATTTCCATTTCTAGTTCTTCTTCACCAGAAAATGGTAATACATTTATAAAATCTAATGATTCTTTTATAATAAGAGAGCCTGTCATAAAAGGATTGAATATATCCTCGAATATCTGTATCCTAATAACCTGCCCTGTGATGTCTTGTGAATTACCACTTCTAGTGATAATTTTAACTTTATCGATTTTTACATCGCCAGCAAATCTAATAGCTTGTTCACTCATTACATTAAATCTTTATAATTTTTTAATATAACATTAATAAGAGAAGGAGAGATTATTTTTATTCTTCGTTTTTGTTCATTTAGATCTTGTTCATATTGCATATTAGAAACTGATGTTGCACCTGCTTGATCCGAACTAACTACAAATCCATTTGAATCAATATAATGGTGGTCATCATATTCATTACCAGAACCATATTTGTCAGTAACATATTGTTCTAATGCTACACTTGTCAAAGGAAAATCTGCTCTATAATCATAAATGTCATTGGCCAGCATAACTATCCAATGGTAAAGAGCATTTCCATAAATCTTTTCTGCAATTATTTCTGGAGTTTCTCCATCAACAATATCATATTGATCATAAACAGAAACATTGGCTAAAACGTCTCTACGAAAACGGATATTTTTAGTGATATCTTTAAGAGCCATTAATTTATGATATTTTTTAGTAATACCATAAGGTGAAGAGATTTCAATAGTCGGTGTTGATGTATATCCAGTTCCAGGATTTAATACAAGAATAGATGATACCTGACCACCAATAACAATAACTTTACCTGTGGCAGAAACACCCTGCGCTCCATTATCTGGTGCAGAAAATACACATGTGGCAGAAACATATCCAGAACCAACATTAGTTACAGTCACAGAATTAACTCCACCGCCAGCTATATCACAAACTGCAGTTGCCTGCACACCTGTTCCAGTTTTAGCTTCTATATCGAAGTCGTATAATATGTCATCGAAATTTTTAAAATACATTATAGACCATCCTTAATTTTATCTTTGGTCAATAGAGCCAATTCACGGAATGCTAATGTAATGTTTATATGAGTTGGCATGCCGTTATCAAAAGTAGTGAACTGACCATTTGGAGTATAATCTACATTCATGTTAGTCAACACACAAGAAGTATGACGATGTAAATTTAAGTTTTCTGATCCATCTTGATAGTAAAAAATATCAAATTCAGAAGGATACAAATATACAAAGTTATTATCATCCTTAAACTCTGGGTGCATATGATATTTAAATTCTTTGATAATGTTTAAAACATTCTGTGCTTCATCTCCATTTTTAGGGAAGAATGAATAATCGAAAGAGAATGTTCTAAAATCGACACCCTTAAAAACTTGTTCTTTCTTTGGGTTGGCTGCTAGACCAAGTAGTTGAGAGTTTGCTCCAGCATTTGGTCCTTTTGAAAGAGCCAAATTTGTTATAACTGCTTGAGCAACTCCAGTAACATCACTATCTTTGCTACTAGAAGATAATGCTTTAAGTATTTCTTCTCCACCTTTAGCAAACATCATTAATCCAGAAGTATCTTCTTCTGAGTATTGAACTCCATAACTAATGTTTAATTTGTGTGGGATATGCAGAGCAATAGCAGTTTTTAATCTTCTTTGAGAACGTAAAACCTCTGGAGACATTGTTGCAGCGATACCAACACCAACTGTTGCAACTGTACCGACAGCTGCACCTTTAACTGCGCCAGTAGTACCACCTGCTATACCGCCAGCAATCGCACCACCAACCACGTTTGCTGAAGCATTCGCACCAACCAATCCTGCTTTGCTACTAATCATTTGACGATTATCTCCAACATCTCTAGCTGGAAAGTCATCTACTGTCTGTACAGCCTTATCCTGAAATAATTTAGAATCAGAAGCGACATTAATATAGAACAATACATAGTTGCCACCATATCTTAGATCTGTTGTTAAATCAGAAGGATATTGGTGATTGTAAATGTCGTATTTTGTATCTTCAAAAGATGACGCAGACCCTCTTTTGTTATAAAGATTTGTGCTAGAATTTGGAGCCGTAGGTGATGGTGGGGCTGCTTGCGTTGCTGGATCGTATTCTCCGATCGCATTGCCCAGTTCGTCGTATTGGATGGCCATATATATTTTCTCTAAATAAGTGAGGGTTATTTATCCTTATTACTTATTTATGTTCCATAAAAGATTGTTCAAACCTATATTTCCAGAAAAGTATGCTGGGGATCCGACTAATATCATAATGAGATCTAGTTGGGAGACCAAGTTCGCCAATTGGTGTGACAAAAATCCCAGTATTATTAGATGGAGTTCAGAAGAGACAGTTATACCATATCGCTGTCCAACGGATAATCACATTCATCGTTATTTCGTTGATTTTAAAATAACAACATCTAATAACAAAACATATTTGATAGAAGTTAAACCAGAAAAGCAGACAAAACCACCTGAATATCCTGGAAAACAAACTAAAAGATATATTATAGAATCGTTAACCTATATGAAAAATCAGGCGAAATGGATAGCTGCACGAGAATATGCAAAAGATCGTGGGTGGGAATTTAAGATACTAACTGAGTATGAACTTGGGTTGAAGTAACCTAAATAACATTATGCCCAAAAAACCGATACAAGACGTCTTCGAAAAGAACCAATATGATTTAGCGACAGCTGTCAAAAAATCATCAAGTTGGTTTAATAAACAGGTTAGTTCTCTAGCCCAGCAGAACATCACCCCAAATAAAATACTCGGTGGAAATGTATCGCAAAATACAACTAATATAATGCCTGGAAATCTATACATGTATATGTATGATCCAAAAACAAAAGAAGATTTACCATACTATGATAGATTCCCCTTAGTCTTTCCATTTAGGAAAACTGCTGATGGATTCTATGGTTTGAATATGCATTATCTACCATATGATCTTAGAATTTATCTTCTTGATGCGCTTTTAATCTATAAATCCAATTCTAGAATGGATGATACTACAAGACTGAAATACTCTTGGGCTTTAATTGATGGAGTTTCTAAATTTAAAGCAGCTAGACCATGTGTGAAACAATATCTAATGGATCATGTTAGAAGTCCATTTAGAAAGGTAAGTTCCAACGATTGGGCGACAGCTATGTTATTACCAGTAGAAAGATTCGTTGGTGCAACTAAACAACAAGTCTGGAAAGAGTCCAGAAAAATAATTAGAAAAGCATAATGGCAACAATAGACAAATTTATCAGCGTAGTAAAGGGAGATGGTCTGGCCAGAACAAACAGATTCGTTGTTATGTTCACTCCAACATTTGTACCATTGGGTGGTGGCGATTGGCCATTAGAAAATATTTTAATGTTTTGCGATCAGGTACAAATTCCTGGAACAAACTTTAATACTACAGCGAATAGAGTATTTGGTGAAAGTAGAGAAACACCATACGAAAGATTATATGAACCAATTTCTATGTCTTTTTATGTAGACAGAGGTATGTTCGTTAAGGAATTATTTGATACTTGGATGGAAGCTATTCAAGATCCTGAAACACGTTTATTTAATTTCTATGATAATTATACAGTTGATATTTCGATATACGTTGAAGATACACTAAACAAAAAAAGATATTTCGTAGGATTAAAAGAAGCATATCCAAAAAGTATTGATCCAATACAATTAGATACAAGTTCAAAAGATATTATGAAAATGAATGTTCATTTCGCATACAAATATTATGTAACTCAGGCGGTAGAAGGAGACTTTCATTTACAACAGTCAGAAATAGATCAGGCTATGAAAAATAGGTATAGTCCAGATTTTACTACAAATCCTGCTCCAGTTAGCCAAACTCCACAAAATACATTCATGAGAAAACTACAAAACTTTGCGATTGGAGCCATTGGTTCTAAACTGGTAACAAAATTACCTAGTTTATTAAAAAGAAGATAAGGAACTAAACATGACACAAGAAGTTAAAAAAGACGAAGATTGGATGCAAAAGAAGTGGCGTCCAGCAATGGGTTGGATGTACATGATTGTATGTATGTGTGACATGGTTGTATTTCCAGTATGCTGGAGTATTTTACAAGCATTAACTCATACACAAATCACTCAATGGAACCCATTAACACTTCAAGGTGCTGGTCTATTTCATTTAGCAATGGGCGCAGTATTAGGTATCGCAGCATTCGGTCGCACACAAGAAAAAATTGCAGGGAGCGCAACAAATGCCACGCCAACTACTACCACACCAACAACGCCATCCTTCCCAGTTGGCATGTCAACAACATCTAGCTTACCTGCGACAAACACAAGTTCATTCGGATCACAACCCTTGGCTAGTCCAAGTAGCTTTGGAAGCGCATCTTCAACAGGTTTTGGCTCTGGGCTATCCCCAGATGATCCTCCAACAAGAAACACGAGAAACGATTAATAATGAAAATAGATGATTCTTTATCAGAAGTCTTTGACATCCCAACGATGCCAAAGAATGAATTGGTTATATCAAATACTGAAGAAGTTAAACCCAATGAGAGGATTGAATCTGACTATGACACAGCCAGAGAAAATCTACGTGAACTTTTAATAACTGGACAGAATGCATTAATGCATTCTTTGGAAGTTGCTAAACAATCTGAACACCCACGTGCTTTTGAAGTAGTGGGTAATTTAATAAAACAACTTGCTGATGTTAACCAACAACTTATGGATCTACATCAGCAAAAACAGAAGTTAGATGCTCCCGTGAAAGGTGAAGCGAAAAAAGTGACGAATAATGCTATCTTTGTGGGTAGCACAACTGAGTTGAATAAGTTTATTAAAAATAGTATGTCTAAAGGAGAATAATATGACATTGCCAGTAATGAGTACACCAACATATAGTTTGGTAATACCTTCCACTAAAGAATCTGTTAAGTACAGACCATTTTTAGTTAAAGAAGAAAAGGCATTATTGATAGCACAACAAAGTGAAGATGCTGTCGTTATGGTTGATACGTTAAAGAGTGTAATTAAATCATGTGTTTTAAGTAAGATAGATCCAAACTCTCTGTCTACATTCGATTTAGAATACTTGTTCACACAAATTAGAGCTAAATCTGTGGGAGAAATTATTGAGTTATTGTTTCCATGCGATAATGATCATGGTGAACAGAACGATAAAGCAAAGGTAAAAATTTCTATCGATCTTACTAAAATTGAAGTTGATTTCCCAGAAGGGCATCAAAGTAAAATTGAGTTGTTTGGTAATGTTGGTGTTATGATGAAATACCCAACTATTGAGATTATGACTAAGTTAGAAAAGACTGACCATGATGATTTAGATAATATTTTTGATATTGTTGCTAGTTGCATTGATTACATTTACGAAGATGATGTTATTCATTATGCCAAAGAACAAAAGAAACAAGATCTACTAGAATTTTTATATAACTTAAACTCTGAACAATTCGTTAAAGTACAAAATTTCTTTGCTACATTGCCTAGAATTAAAAAAGAAGTTGAATATGACTGCCCAATTTGCAATTTGCACCATAAGAAAACTTTGGAGGGAATGCAAAGTTTTTTTTAATAAATCTCTGCCATGAAAGTTTGGTAAATTACTATAAAATGAATTTCGCTTTGATTCAATACCACAAATACTCTTTGGCAGAGATTGAAAATATGATACCCTTTGAAAGAGAAATTTATGTACACATGTTAATTAACTATCTTGAAGAAGAAAAACAAAGACTAGATTCACAAAAGAGATAAAAATGCCAAAAAGAAAAAGTAAACCACAACAACCTGCTGGAATCCAATCAATTCAGCAAACCATTACCCAATCAGTAGTTGCATGGGATGATGTCGCTTTTTCTAAATTACTCGAAACTCAAAAAGCAGCTCTTGGTGAACTTACCGCAGTTAAAACATTACTTGAACTTTCCAAAGAAGTTAAAAAAGCAGAAACCCCTGTAGCAGAAGCACCCACTAATACTAGAAATATTTCTCCAGAGATATTAGCACTTAGAGCATTAAAAGAAAAACAAGCTAAACAAATAACACCAACTGCTGCAGCTGCTGCACCTGATCTTGATAGAATCCAAGAAAAGATGTTTGAAATTGCTAAAGAACATTTAAAAGTTAGCAGAAAAACACTAAAAACTCAAGAAGACTTTCAAAAAGAGTGGGATGTTGAAGCAAAGAATATTGCTGAGATGGCAAAGGGTATGAAAGTATTTAAATCTTTCGGTGAAAAAGCAGCTGATAAAAAAGCAGCATTATCTGAGAAATATGGAATTGCAAATGGTGGTTTAAAGAAAACTGTACTTGGTGCAATGAATGTTGGTGGAATCTTTAATAAAACATTAGCAAGAGATGAGTTCGTTAAGAAACAACAAGCACTTGGTAGCAAAGCATCTGTTAAAGAATTGAAATCAGATTTTGAAGGTGCTCAAACAGCAACAAAAGCAATTCAAAAGAACGAAAAGAAAATCCAAGATCTAAAAGATTTAACTGGTGCGGACGAAGATGAATTAAAAGTTCATCATTCTCATCTATTCGAAGAACGCCAGACACAAACAGAACAATTGAGTAAGTACGATCGTGGTGCTAGATTATTCAGTCCAGATAAAAAGAATGCAAAACTGGCTGGATTAATACCAACTGCTGGTGCTCCTGTTATGGGCAAAACACCTACATCTGCAGCAGCGGACGTTGGTAAAACTGCTGAATCTGAAGAAGAAAATGGAAGAGTGCAAAAAGAGCAAGAAGAAACACTCAAGAAAATTGAAAAAAATACTGAGGGGTTGGGACTTATAAGTGCCAAGAAAGAAGAAAAGAAACCAGAGCCTGTTAAAGAAGAAGGTGGTATACTTAATACCATTATGAGTTTCTTGGGTGCAGGTTTGATAGCATCATTTAAAGCGATGTTTAATCCAAAAAATATTTTGAAATTCTTAGGTAAAGCATTCGCCATTGGTGCAATTATTGGTGCATTATGGGAAGGTATTAGTGATGGTTTCGATGAGTTTATGAAGACAGGAGATATCGGTAAAGCACTTATTGCTGGTCTTGCTGGTATTATAGACTTCTTAACATTCGGTCTATTCGATAAAGAAAAGATTAAAGCAGTTATCGGAGATATGGCTGCATGGACTAATGAACATATCGTTAAACCAGTGACAGAATTTTTCACATCAATGAAAGATGCTTTTATGGGTATGCTATCTAAGATAGGCATCCCAGAAATAACATTATTAGATAATAAATTAACTGGTAAAGTTACTGTTGGTCCATTCTATCCATTTAAAGATACTGCACCAACACCAGCAGGAAAAACACCAGAAGCACCAACACCAACTTCTGCAAATACAGTTGAACAAAAATCTAGTGACAACAAAGCAGCAGAAATACAGGCTGGTGGTGCCACTACTAATACAACAGTCGTTAACGCTCCAGTTAATAATAATTCTACAACAAATAGAATGTCACAACCTGCTATTCGAAATCAAGAATCTAGTGTTTCTAGGTATATCGGTTCAAGATACGCATAAAAAAAGGGATCCAAAGATCCCTTTTAATTTATAGACAGTTAGATTTTATTCTTCCTGTGCAATCTTCTGGAAATAAGACATAACATCTTCGTCATCGTCCATTGATTTAACAACAGGCGCAGCTTTAGATGAAATCTTTGGTGCAGAAGCAACTGGACGATCTTCTTCAGCAATCTGTGCAGCAGACTTGCTTGCAAAAGTATCACCAGACAAAACATCATTTAGTTTTTTCTTCAATTCATCGTATGACTTAAAGTTCTTACGATCCAAAAACTCAGACAACTTATACTGAGAATTTACGATACGTACCATTTCCTCATCATCATTCGATACAGGAGATGGGTCTTGGAATGCAGACTCATCATAGTTAGCGTAACCATCTTTCTTACGCATACGCAGTTTGAAGTTAGCACCTTCCCACAAATCAAACACGTTAACTGGCTTTTCGTCTTCGAAAGTTGGCTTTGCTTTATCCATAATCTTATCAAAGATTTTCTTACCAAACTTAAACAAGAATACCTTGCCTTCGTTTTCTGGATGTTTAGGATCAGAAACAACTAACACGTTGGCAATAAATGACAACTTACGTTTCTGTTTACGAGCAATTTCTTTGTTGGCATCAGAACCAGAGTTCCAAAGAGTGGTGTTCAATTCACCAACAGGGTCGTTCTCACCAAGAGTTGTTAGGGAGTTTTCTATATACCACTTTCCAGTTGGACCTTGGAATCCATGACTGAAGATACGAACCCATGGGAGTTCATCGCCTTCAACACGTGGTAGGAATCGGAGAGTTGATGTACCATTGCCAGCCTTGTCACCTTCAAGACGCCAAATACGATTATCTTCGTATGACTTCTTTTCAGTTTGTGGATTAGCAATCTTATCGAATTCTCCAGAAATTTTAGAGAAGTCTTGATTGCGCATTTTGCGGAGTGTTTGAATGTCCATAGTATTTTCCTTTGTATTTACTTTGTATTAGTATTATGTTGTATATTAATCTCATCATCTAAATCAATTTGATCATCAAAGTCTTCATCGTTTAAATCATAATCTTCTTCAACATAACTATTTAGCATTCTCATACCACCAGTTTTTTTACCGTTGGTATGTCTGGCAGTTTTACCTGAACGCTTACCAGAACCCTCATCATCATAACTCTTTGATGATTTATAATATGTCTTGCCCATAATTACTCAACTATTTCGTCTAGGAAATGAGAAAATATCTTATTGATTTTGATCTTATCGTATTTAACGAATCCAGTCAACTTTTTAATTCGCAATAGTTCTTGGTTCCAAATATACTTAACTGAAGTATTTGTTTCCCATTGCAATATGATTGGGTATATGTCATCAATAATCCTAAGTGTTTCTATTCCAATCTTTCCACCGATAAACAATTCTAGCGCAACAGGGTATGCTGAGTCAAAGAAATTAAATGTTGCAGATGGAGAAAGTTTATTTGTTTCAATATGTGTTAGTATAATCGCTAAGTCATCTATGAACTTTTGTGTTATACTCTGCTTTCGTTTAATCCACTCTGTTAAATTATCTTCTGCCTGTTGCCCCTCATATATTGCAGACTCATTACAGTATGCAAAATTAGCAACAAAAAATTGAATTAGTTCTCTATCTTCGCCATACTTGTTAGCGAGTTTCTCGAATATGTATCTATCATTACGAGCAGTAAATGCCTCACGAGTGCCTTTAACATTACCTCGATTTTCGAAGACGTTAAATTTTTCTGTTGTGAAGTGAAGTTTAATTGCTAGGTAATAACGATATGCTTTAAATCCGTCCACTTAATTTCTTCCTACAGGCTTCTTTTACTTGAATTGGAAAATCTGGTGAGATCTCAGCAATAGAACAATCATACTTTATAGTTCGTTTATCTGCTTGAACTGCAACATGCAGAATTGCTGTCATCATCAAAATAAGAATAACGAAAGGTAAAAAAAGCCAAAAATATTTAAACATCTAATTTTGCCTGTTTTGGTAAATAGTTTAACTCACGAAAATCCATTTCAATTTTATCTTTAAGTGATTTATTTATCAGAGATGCAACATCATCTGGTTCCAAATAATTTTCTTTACAATATTCTAAAACAGCATCCATATAAGTGATTTTCTTATCACGGACGATCTCTTCTATATGTAGTGAAAATTCATTTGATGATTTAAACATGGGCTTGCTGTTTAATGTAATATTGGGTGACTCTAAGTTCTCTAACGAGATCATGATATTCTTTCGATTTAGTTTTATACAGTTTCCAAATTGGTGTATCTGTTTTATCGGGATCCATCTTTCGTTCAAATTTTTCTAAGAACATTGTAAAGAATTTATCCATCTTCATAATTTCAACTTGAAGGTTATTGTATTTAGTTTCCAATTCAGTCATTATTATACCTTATTTGTCATTGCAAGACAAGTTGATCATACTACCACCATAGAATGCAACATCTAAAGATAAAGCATCTACCTGATTCTGTAAATTATCTATCTTCAACTGCATATTTCTAATTTCTTCAAAATGTTCTTTACGAATTATTTCTAACTCTGCTTCTTTTTCAATGCATTTTGTACAGAACATCATTTCTTCTCCTTAATAGAATTGATTACAAAATTGGCTTCTTTAAAATCACCTAGTTCCAAAAATCGTTCAATTATGATATCATAAATCATATCGACAGGTTTAGGTGTAGTAGAAACATAAACATATGATTGATTCAACTTATCATAATTTACGTTATATGTAATACTTTTATAATCTTTCATATCATCTCCTCATTGAAGCAATATCTTTCGCTTCATCATCACTAAAAATTGGAACAGCATTAGACTTATGCATAGTTCCAATACCTATAATCTTAGTACCTGTATATACTTTTTCTGGTGCTTTGGTGCATGCACCACCACTAAATGGAAGACTTGGAATCTTAGGCGTCTCACGACGAGCAGGTTTCCCAAGTGAGTACACATCACTGAGTGATTGTTCTTTCTTTGGAACAATCGTCTTTGTGGCATACTTCTTTATCAATGCCTCCCAAGAGGCATCTAACTCACGCTGTTTAGCGTTAGGTTTTCTTTTCTTGGACTTACCAAGAGATGTATGTAGCATTTGCATAATTATTTCACATAAACATTGATCATCGATACATTCTTAATTATATCGTTTTTTGCCATAAAAGTCAATGGAATTTTTTGTTCTTCTTCTTCAAAAATAAAAATAGCTGGTTGATGGTAGGTAGTTTTGTACTTATTCAACCATTTGTTTTGGATAGAATCTCCTGAAGAGATATGTTTGTAAAGAGTGGTGTTAAACAATTGTTCGTGGAGAACCACATCTTTATCATTAATCTTTCCAATTATAATAATCCTTGGAGTTTCTGGCAAGTACATAGTAGATTCTAGAGAAGAACATTTTACTGAAGAATCATATTTTGCACCAAAACATAACATAGTATCAGTGGAATTAGTAACATGTTCTGGTTTAGTTGCAGCAAAAACCCCAATTGAAGCAATAGCACCACCAATCCCAAATTGAGACAACATAGTAGAAAATAAACTTGTAGAAAGATTATCGTGGCTATTTGTGCTTACTTTACCTTCTTGATCTATCACAGAAAGAAAAGATTTAGTATCCGATATCCATTTAGGTTGCCATGATAAATCTATGGAGAAAGAAACTGTTGTATATGAATCACCAATTTTATAAGATGGTCTATTTACATTTGCATAAAATGTAGTTCCCATATTATCTAATTTATTAATAATTTTCTTTTTAGATTTATATTCTTCCAATTGCTCTGTGTATCGTTGTTTCTTGATAGTGTTATTTTTAGGAATAATATCAGCTATAATAGTAACTTCGTATCCAAGTGGAGTAGTAGAAACATTTATAATATTATATGTTTTTAAGACACCACCATTATATTGAGTTATGTCTTCAGAGAGATTACCATTTCTGGCTCTTCGTTCACCAATAATAAAAGTACTAGCACCTTTCTCAAGAGCAGATACTTTTGCATTGTCAAGAGCACCATTATAACTACTTCCATAGCCAGTAACAGTGACTTCTTCAGCTAAAACAATACTGGAAATAAGAGCTAGAGAAGAAATTAAAAATTTCATTGCGATTGTGCGAATGAGTTACGAATTTTTGCTGCTGCAACAACAGATCTTTTATCTACTTGAAGTGTCACAACAACCATAGTTTTGTCGCTGGAAATTTTCCTATCAGAGATATACGCACCTCTAATAATTCCATCTGATTGGACTGTAATCTTCTCTTGCAGTTTAGTCACAATATTACCAGCACGTTCACGTGTTTTGTTATCATCAGCCGATACATCTTTTGCCAATGCATTCGTGACAGTTTCAGCTGCTTTACTAGACTGAAGATCAGTTTGCATAAATTCAACAATGTTACGCTTAGCACGCATGGTGGCTAAATTCATTGCTTGTTCCAGTGCAGCAGTGTCACTGAGAGGAATTGATGCAGTTGCAGTAGACTTTAGCGTTTCCCAATCACCTTTGTCAGTAAAGGTAACTTCTACCTTACCGAATTCTTGCGTGTATTTAACAGCATCCTTAGAAAGTGGGTCTATATCAGCAAGTTTAGTCGTACCACATGCAGATAACAAACCAGAAATTAAAACGACAAGCAGAACTTTTTTCATAATATTACTCCAATGTTAAAGAATATACCACAGTATTAGGGTTGTTGTAAAGTTTATCCATTTTATCACGCATAACAGGGTCTTGTAAATTCCTACCAAGTCGAGCAGAAGATTTAGGATCCACCAATTGAATTGTGTTGGGCTCAGTATTAGTATCCAAAAGTTTAGGTGGAGCTAATGCGTTGGCAGTTACTGATGCTACTACAACAGAATTACTTGGACGAAGTTTGACAAAATCATTTGCGAATTTAGCCCACTCACTCTCAAAATCCAGCGCATAAGAATTGAATGATATGACTGCACCCAAAAGTAGATAATATCTCATTTTATGCTGCTTTCAAGAGAATTGTAGGATACTTGACGAAACCAGAAGTGTCCTTCTTAGCACGTCCCTTAGCATAGAGACCAACAACCACACCTTTAGGATCTAAGAAACGCAAGTCAGATTCATCGCCATTGAAGACGACACGACCATTATAAGTCTCAGGCATGGGCTCTGTTTTCTTCAAGCCAAACACAGTTGCCACATTCATACCCTGTGCGTTAGCCTTCAGAACATCCGCATCATTACCATCAGCAGCTGAGAATGTAAGGTGATAGTTAGGGATGTGTGCAACTTTGCGACCAAGAATTTTAGTGTAGTCATAGAATTGTACCTCAGGGAATGCAGCGAAGATGTTAGGATACACAGTACCGTCTCGAGTCACTTCGTACTTCTCGAAGGCTAAGTCAGATGTGCCATTAAGACGAAAGACTGGAATCATACCCTGCTTGGCAGACAGTTTGATTGCATTCTTGATCTCACGCACCAGCTGGAACATGAAGACTTCACGCATCTCGAAGAACATCCGAGTGCGACGTTTGCGTGCTTCTTGGACCACGTTAGTCGTCTCGCCCTTCTTGAACATACCACCATGCCCAGCAGTATTCAGACAGGCAGCAGTACATCCAGCAGTGCGTTTGGCACAGGTCTCATAGCCAGACACATTAGCAGGGGAAAGATGCAAAATAAAGGTATTGTAACCTTGGGCTTGACCCTTCAAGATTTTAGGATTCGCAGTGCTCAGTAGTTTCATAACAACCTTTCTCATTCACGATAAGGTATATTATGCCCCATGAGTCAATTAAAGACAACAACTTTCTGGATAGATCGTAAGTTGTTGATTTTACAGGAAAAATAAACCCCACCTAGAGTGGGGTTATTAAAAGTAATACTTTGGTTTACCTTTTAGATGGAGTGGAGACAGGGGAAGATGAGGATGCATATACAATACAAATTGTATCTGACTGTTTTGAGTAAGCACATCTAACTGCAATAGGATCAATCCCTTTAACAATAGCTGACTCTATATTTCTTTCAATTGATTTTGTTTCAGTGTAATTTGTATATCCAAAAGTTGCAATTCCTGTGATAATAGCAATCAATAGTGATACAACAAAAACATTATCATTCATACCCATTTCCTTTAAAAAGTTTTTAAATTTTACCATGATCCATCATCCCAAACTAATTTAATAACTAGTGGTCCAGCAGAAACATTTATTGCATACAATGCTGGATCCATATCATCAGGTTTTTTAGAATCAAAAGATAATCTCCAATGAAATGGATTTAATACAAAACTAATCCATATACCACTATATTGTGCATAGTTAAGAAAGTTCTTTAATGTCATCGCATAGCCCTAATTTTTTAGCTTCCTGCGCACTTAACCAAATATCTTGTGGTGGTAATAATACTTCACGTATTTTTGACTCAGTAAGACCTGTACATTTTTTATAGTGCGCAATCATCTTCTTGGTAGTTAAGTCAAACTCTTTCACTGTAGCGAACAATTCATGTTCTTTACCAAATGCACCCCAAGAGTATTGGTGCGAGAGTATTGATGTATTTGGTGTAAGAAGACGAAGTCCCTTATCACCAGCAATAAAAATCATAAGTCCTGCAGAAGCAACTTGACCAAGCCCAATAGTTCTTACTGGAATTGATGAACCACGAATGGTATCAATTAAAGCAAATGCAGCATTTAAATCACCACCTGGACTTGTAATAATTAAATTCAATAATTCAGGTGGCTCTTCAGAGAAGTTTGCCTCAAATACCCATTCAACTGCTTGTTTAACACTAGACATTGTAACTTCTTCCATAAGAAGAAAAAATGCATGTCTAGATGTTTCTTCCTTTAGTTGTAGGTTCATTTTTTGCATCATTTTTATTGTCACTTTCTTTATAAAAAATATGTCTACCTATTACAGTAGTTCGCTTCAGTTTCCATCGAGGGTTTACATAATCTGCATGATAGAATAATGCTCCCTGTGTGATGTCCTGTATCTTATCGTAGTTAGCATAAACATTCAATGCTACATCTAATGCTTTATTGTATGCTACTTCGCTTTTAATCTTTACGGTTTCACAAAACCATGTAAATTGGCATGTTGATTTGATTTTTTGTTTGACAACGCCACAAATGTCTTTTGGATATCTTGGATCTTGCACACGATTCATTGTAACTAAAGCAACTGCAAGTTTTCCATCTTCTGGTTCAAAACCAGCTTCATGATAAATGTTTTGTGCGAGACAGTCAATTTGTTGTTGTGATTCTTTAGTTAACTGACTGTATTTTATATCGAGTATTTTATCATTGTATGATAAGTTTACGCTTGCCAACTGAATAAGACTGAATGCAAGTATTAAAATTGGTATGTATACACGGAATATTTTTGTTTTAGATATTTCTGGAGTGCGTCTGTTGTATAATTGCATAATTATCTCCTTAAAAAGAAGACAGGTGCGCAAACACCTGCCTAATTCCCTATCAGGTGGACTTTTTGCTAATAGTCTTAGTATCTTGAGGGATGTTTGAAACAAATCCATTAAGTGCCGATGCTTTGGCAATAATGTCTTTCTCAGATGGGATAGCAGGGAATCCTGGATGATCAGGAATCGTGCCACCATTTAGTTTAGCAGATTCGACTTTCATGTGCCAGTCGTTGCTAATTTGTTCACGCTTACCGAAATATTCATCGTTAAGCATGTCTTTCGCCATTTTTAATAATTCGAGGCGAATCTCGAATGGTGTCATATTTGACATAGTTTACTCCTTGTGTTGTGTGTGAAATGATGGTTTTATTGGGATCCATCAACCCACGTGTAATATATTTAGGTATTACTTCTCTTCAGTTTTCTTCTTTTTCGGAGTTGGCTTTGGAGATTTAGGTGGTGGAGGGCAATTACCCTTTTTATCCTTTGTTACGCAATTCGTTTCTGCTTTTGCAGGCTCTTCCTTTTTAGTAGGTTCAGCTGCAAAAGCAAAAGACGCAATTAACAATGTTGCTAATGCGATTTTGATTTTCATTTTAGAAACTTCTTGTATATGCAACAGTAGTAGTATTGTTGGCACCATCACCACGTAGGCGATCATATCCAACAGTAACTTTATCTGTCTTAGTTAAGTTGTATCCCAAAGAATAACGCATAGTGCGAGATTGATCAGGATTAACATCGTTAAAAGCATCACGATAACGATATGCCACACGAGCAGTAATGTCACCAAACTTAGCATTAACTCCAGGTTCTACAGAATAGTAACCGAAAGATTCAGCACCAGACTTTTGCTTAGTACCAGCAGCAAGACGAACATCACCACGGATAATAGAAGTGAAGTCATAACCACCTGTAGCACCAAGTTCAAAGCGATTAGTAATAGTATTTGCTACGTCAGCAGTAGTAGTGTAAATACCAGCATCTACTGATACGTCTTTAGTTACAGATGTTTTAGCAACAAAATTAACTACGTGATTTTGTACATTACTTGGTACCAAGTCCTGAACACCATAAGTTGCTGTTACAGAAGAATCTGCAGAAGCAATACCAGCGAAAGCAAACAAAGTTGCCAAAAGAGTCATTTTAATTTTCATAAGTTTCCTTAGTTAAAAAGTTTACGATAGTATATCGGCACTTTTGTCCACAATACCAAAAATGGTAGGTTATTCTGTTACGAGGAAACCTACCGAAACCCTAAGCAGTGTTTAGGCTGCTAATGCGAACAGTTCGTCGTTTGCGTTTACGTTGTTTTAGTTTTTACATCTACTCTGATGAGTTGTCCACTTCTGTACTTGTTGCCCTGTCGAAACCTAGTCACCCCCATCAGAAACATACTATGGTGAAATTGACTTACATCGTAGAGGTCACGGCTTACCAATCCTGATCCCAACCTTTCGGTTTTGTAGAGATTTAAGTATGCTTCTGGTGGAGGTGGGGAGAATCGAACTCCCGTCCAGAACACTTTTCTAGTTGCTTCACACAACCATATCACTATTATACATTATTTATTCTTACAGAACAACTTTATTTGTCAAGTTGTTTCTTAACTACCAATGCAGTTGGGAGATATCGTTCTCTAAGATTATCGATAACTTTCTTTGCATCTACTGGGTTCAGATCTGTTGCTGCAGTCATATAATTATCAGCAAAATACTTCTTCACGTTTTCACTTTTCATTGCAGTAGAGAATGTAGAAACATACCAATCAACAACTTCTTTCGGTGTATCTTTTGGAACAGTCACATTCCACATAGCCATAACTTCAACACCTGGAAGGTATTCAGCAATCTTTGGAACATCAGGATATGCTGGATGTCGCTTATCTCCAGTAACAGCAATAAGTTTTACCTTACCTGCATTAATCTGCGGAGCAGCAACAGCAAGTGGCATCATACCAAATTCAGTATGCCCACCAACAACATCCATTAACGCTTGCATTGGACCTTTATATCCAATCTGTTTAACCATATCTCTATCACCACCTGCTTTATTCATAACAAGATTGTAGATTAATAACTGAACATTACTACCATAAGCGATGTTAACTGGTTGATCAGGTTTCTGAATATATTTAATAAATTCCTTGGCAGTGTTTACTTTGCTATTTGGTCTAGCAACGATAACCTGTGGAGAAGTAGCAATACTCAGAATCGGATAGAGATCTTCATACTTGTAACGAATCGCTTGAGTATCAAATGCTTCATTAGTAACATATGTGCTTAGATTACCACTAATATGAATAGTGTAACCATCTGGAGCAGATTTAGTCAATTCATTTGCACTAAGAACACCATCTACTCCTGGAATATTTTTAATTAAAAAATTTACTTTTGGATGAGTCTTTTCAATCTCGGCTGCAACACCTCTGAATGAAAGTTCATTTCCTGAACCTGGACCATATCCAATAATCGCAGTAATAGGTTTTGTTGGTTCCCATGCGAACGCAAGGGCTGGGAGAAGTAGCATAGCTACTAAGAGTTTTTTCATTTTAAATTACCTTTTAATTTGTGGTTAAAAAGTATATTGGCACTAATCGTCCGTCAATACTATATGAAACGAAACACTAACGTAAACCTTTCACCTTTTTTAACAGGTTCAACGAAGTGTATGTAGTCTTCACCAGCTGGCGCAATAACTAATGTGCCTATTGTTGGAAAAAACATACATCCTTGGTTTGGATACACCAGTTGTCCACCTTCGAAATTATTATTCAAAAATATAATTCCAGTGTGCGTCCAATCTTTAATTTTTTTTACTACACCATTATCTATTACGCAATTATCAGCATGTGGTTTATTAATAGAACCAGTTGGGTAGTAGGCTATTGAAACCGATTCTGTTTTGTATGGAACCCATCTAGTTATAAGTTGAACAACAGGATGTTCTGTACATTTAACTTTCTTAACACCATATTTGTCATCAACATTATTAAAATATGTCATATCCTGAGCAGTTTCTCTAGGATTAACATCAATCATTAGTGTATTTATGTCTTCTAATGATAATGCATTAGGATAAATCTCAATTTTCATAAAATAAGGTTTCTAACTTCATCTGGTAAGACTGGATCATCCATTCTTTCTGGGTGCCAAACAATTCCGTATATGGACTTGTATTTATGCTTGATTGCTTCAATACTATCATCTCCTGATAAAGCGATGACTTCCATATCTTGACCAATAGTTTCAATAGATTGTCCATGAAAACTATTAACCAAATGATTCTTACCGTCCATATAAACATAGTGTTCAGTCTGGACATGATTATCTATCGTTCCATTAGTTCCACCTGTTAAATCATTAACAGCGAATGCACCATGGCAGAATCCGATAATCGGTTTACCTAATTTCTCTGCATGTTTGAATAACAAATCCTCTGTGAGGTGACGCTCAATGCTGTCTGGTCCACCAGTGAGTACAAGACAATCAAATTCTATCGTCTCATCAATACTACCCAAATTGGGCACTGGAACCAGATGATGTTTGTTCAAAAATACATTCCAACTTCTTTCTAGTGCATCAAACACGAAAAAAGATGGAGGGATGCGAACATCCCTCTGGCTAATCAAAATTCTCATAACGAATTGTAGGTTTAGATTGCTACAGACAACTCACGAGTAGGTTGACCATACGCTTGCTTCATAGCAACTTGACCTTCTTCAGAAACTTGAGCGATAGACAAGCAAGTATTCTCGTAAAGATCCCAAACGAAATTCTGAGTCATCTCTAAAGCACGTGCTTGCGCTTCTGGAGTAGTACAAAGTTTTTCTAGTTTCATACGACCAATTTCGCTATGGAATCTTTCATCAGTAGCAATTTTAGCGTAACGCTTAGAAACGTATTCGTCTTCGATAGACTCAGACATTGCTTGCCAAACAACAGAAGCACGTCCTTCAGCCAAGAACTGATAAAGAGCCAATACTAACTCATCGCCTTGTGCATTATACTTGTCTAGAATGAAAACACCTTGAGATGGCATTTTCTTGCCATGAGTAGCACCAATTGCAGCTAAGTCAGCTTCAACACCAGAGATGTGTTCGATAACTTCTTTAACCATACGGAAATGGTTTGCTTCGTCCCATGCTTGTTTAGCCAACAGTTGAGTCTCTTTAATTGGAGTGTCAACTGGAAGGTTAGCAACTGCTTGTGATAATTCAACCATGTTCCATCGTTCGTTCATCAAACGAATCTTGAAGTAACCTAACAACTCATCGTTGCTTGGTTTAGTTGCGAAATACTCACGAGTAGTTTTATCTGCTACACTGTAAAGTGTATCAAATGTTTTTCTTAAATCTGCTACGAATTGTTTAGATGATTGCATTTTATTCCTCTTATAGTGTGCCGTAAGCAGATTCCATAATCGCTTTGCTTTCTGCATTCATACCAGATTTAGCACAAGTGATAAGGAACAAGTCTTTACGCATTTGATCAACAATTGCTAGCACACGCTCTTGAGCAACTGCATCTTGGCAAAGTTGTAGTAACTGACGACGACCGATAGATGCATGAAACTTTTCGTCCTTAGCGATCTTGGCGTATGTTGATGCGATGAACTGATCATCGATGCAATCAGACATCATTTTCCAGTTACGAGCAGCACGACCTTCTGCGATCAACTGATACACAGCCAACATCAATGGATCTTTGTCTCCACCATATTTCTTGATAAGTGCAGCACCTTTAGTATCTAATTTAGCTGAGTGTTCAATAACTGCAGCCTCGACATCTAGTTTTTCACCAGAAAGGTGTTCGATTACGTTGCGAACCATACGGAAATGTTTCGCTTCATCTTGGGCTTGTTTAGCCAAAAGATTTAATTCTGTGGTATCAGCGTTTGCTGGAGCAGAAGCTATCTGAGCAGAGATCTCGATCAAGTTCATACGTTCATTGACCATACGACCTTTAAAATGATCGATCAATTCTTCTTTAGATGGCTTAGAGTCGAAATATGACTTTACTTGCAACTCAGAGGCACGAAACATAGCCTCATTGCCTTGTTCTAGTTGTTCAACGAATTGAGCAGCTTGCATTTATTTTATCCTATAAGGGTTAAGTATTTTATTATTTAGTCATTTTAAATCACAAGTTTTTCATATTCTTGTAATCTAGTCGTAATTTCCTAAAACCACCGATCCAGTTGTCTCTCTTTTCAATAAACAATCGTGGATCATCATTTTCCACTGCCATAATAATTACCAACCTTCCTACTGGAATTCCTGTTCTTTCTTCAAAGGCTACAGCATATGCAGCGGTTTGCATGAAGTAATTGTGGATGTCGTCTCTATCTTTAGGTTTAGAGGCTGTCTTAAAATCAATAATAGACAACTTTCCTTGAAAATCAGCGATACAATCAACAGTTCCAGCAACTTGCAAATAATCAGAATAGAGAGGATCTTCCAGAGCATGAATATTATTTATGTCTTCGAGCCAGTATGATATACTTCCAAATAACTCTTTATCGAAGATATCAGGCTCACATGGTTCATTGCGGAGGTATGCTTCGCAGAGAGAGTGGATTCTTGTTCCACGTGCACTTGCTCTTCCTGAGATTTTGTTGGCTTCTTCATTTCCGACTCTCCTGCGCCACTCTGCGATTCCTTTTGCTGTGTGGAGTCCTGTAACTGTTGTGACGCTAGGATAGGCTCTACCTGACGGAGTTTTGTAGACTCTTGTACCATCTGGACTTGTCTCACGTTCGAGTTTAGGGAAATCATGATATATAAAGTTTTTCATTAGGTTAGCAGTTCAATACACTCATTATAATGTTTAATACGATCTTCAAGTCCAATGTAACCACCATTAATCTTTTTGGTCATTAGCTTGATATCACCACTGTCTGCTTGAGCATTAAGTTTATTCTTATTCCAAAACCAGATGGCAGACATCAATGCAAAGTCACGATCAGCGGTAACCCAATCTGGATTCTCAACAACATTTTCCCAGTCTTCAAACATTTCCTTTGCGAATGCGGTATAGTTTGCACGTCCAGTCAATTGAATTGGACCACGTCCACGAAAACGATACCCATCACCAGATTCTGGACCACCATTACCCATACGATTCGCATAAATTTTATTTGCGATCATTTCTGGTTTTTTGGCGTATGGTTGTGCATCTTGAATTGTTGGAAAATATTTCTTAAAAATACTGCATAATCCCTGTGCAGAATAATTAAGATTTTCTTCAAATATTGTCCATCCACCAGATTCATGCCCACATTGAGCAAGGAATGATGCTACACGTTGTGGTGTATTAATATCATAGGTTGGAAATACTTCATTCATTGAACTAGCCCATGATTCTGGATCTTGGGCTCTAGGAAATAAATGATGAAATTGATCAGCTGTTATCATTTCTTTTTGTCCTCATAGTCTTCGTATTTTAATTTAGCCAAGATATAATCTTTGACTAGCGATGAGCGAACAATATCGTCTACAGTAAATTCAATACGAGTAAATGCCTTCATATGCTGGGCAATATCAAAAAACTTCAAGATACCTGTAACATCGTTCTTTCTTTTATTTAGATCAGTTTGACGATAGTCTCCACACCAGATAATTTTTGACATATGACCAACACGAGTCATAACTGTGTCAATTTCCTCATATGTTAAATTCTGCATCTCATCCACGATAATGATAGCATTATCAAAAGACATGCCACGAATAAAGGAAGTTGATATAAAAGTAACATGTCCTTGTTCTTCTAAACGATCCCATGCATCTTTACGATCAAATAACTGATGACAAATTTGACGATATGGTTGTTCGTAGATATCCATCTTCTCACCAACATCTCCTGGAAGATGACCAATTTCACGAGATTGTACTGCTGAACGAACAACAATAATTTTATTAAAGGGATTTGATTTATCAAGAACTTCTTCTATTGCTTTATAAAGTGCAATGAAAGTTTTTCCTGTTCCTGCCACGCCATGTAATGCTATAAAGTAATCACCTTGTTTATATGCATCGTAAAAAGATTTTTGATTTTCTGTTAATGGTTGAAAAGTTTTTAGATTGTCTAACCTTAATCTTAACTGATTGCTAGCAACTGGCTTTGACTCACGTTCTTCATTATGAATTTCTACTACTTTTTTTGCTGCTGAAGTACGAGCCATTAAAATTCCTTATAATTGAGATGATGATTTGTCTAATTGACTTCCTGGAGTTTTTTCGTGAATTCTTTGTAGAACCTCCTTAAATCCTGTATCCTTTTTAAGAATGATATGATCCCCAGCGAATGCAGGTGCAACGCCATTGTAATATCGTTCGTGGGTGGGGTTTTCAATTTTGTATTGATCAAGTTCAGATATCCTCATAATCTTTTCGAAGATATCTCCATTCTCAGTATTTCTAAACAAATATGTCGGCATTAATTATCACTCCTCATGATTCTATTTATGCATTTAAATTAAATGCCACAACAATTCTTTCCTCATTTATAGTACTTTCTGGAACCTCGTGTTCCAGCCAACTTGGCCACATTAAAAATAATCCATCCGTTGGAGTAATAACATATTCAGATAGTAATTTATATTTTTCTCTACTTTCTCCAAATTTTGGTGGATAGTACACATGGTTCCAATAACTTCTTGGATCAGTAAAAATTATTGATGGAGCAGATTGTGGAATTTTTAAATAGAAACATCCAGAAAGTATAGATCCTGGATGGGTATGTGATGGATGAGAACCGCCAGAAGTTATTTTGTTAAACAAATAGTATGGAGAAAGACTCCAACCAGTAGAATCAATACAATGATCTTCAAAGTATTTTCTAGCAGCAGATTTAATATATGAATTTAGTTTATTTAATCTTTGATCAGTTCTCTGATGCACGGCAGCAGTATTTACATTATAAGTCGAAATGTATTTTTCTTGTGATCTATAATTTACACCAAAACAATCTATGTAATCTTCTGCTACTGGTAATATTTCTTTACTTAATTCTATCTCGCTACTAACATAAAGTGGTGTTGGGAATATGTCAATATATTCCATTACACAATCCAATTTGGTTGTGGTCGGTTTTTCCAAGAGAACATTCGTGTTTTATCGCCAAGGTAATAGTTCTTGTAAGACTGAATTGAATCACCTGCTACTTTATAATCATCAGGCATAGCAGGGGTAGGTTCTGTGAAAGAACCTGTCGGAATATTATTAGGTGTACTAGCCAGTACTAATTCTAATCGAGAAGTTGCATGGACTTTACCATATCTATATGTGTATTCAGACATTAATGCTTGAAACATAGAGTATAGCCAATCATAGTTCTTATCAGATTGCCTTACCCAAACTGCTGAAGGGTGGTTGATATGAGTAGCAGTATAAAGTATAGGTTCACGATCGTCAGAAAGAACGAATGCAGTTTGTTTTCGACCAGTTTTAGAGAGGCGAGTAAGTTGAGTGCCATCAAGCACACGATGAGCAGTAGAAAGAAGCTGAGCATATTCGAGGATCATTTTTACGCAATGTTTATCGACATGCATTTCTGCACATTTACGAGGATCATTATCAAGATAAAAAATATTCATAGTGTCACCAATGTCTTAAAACCCCAGCAATAATAAAAAAATTAGTAATAATATAAACAGCAACGATACATGTTCTGATGAGAGCGATCTTATCTGATTCAGAATCTGTTTTACCATGTTTCTCACCTAGTGCTTTACACCACAGTCGCCACATAAGGAACCTGTACTCGTTCTACATC